TGAATCACATTCTTTACACGTGTATCCTGGATCATCTTCTGAGATAGATCTTGTTACTGCAAGTGTCTCGTGTGCATCATCAGTTCCACATTTATATTCATATACTGGCATTACTTTCTACCCCACTGAATATAGTTCCATCCACGTTCATGTGCGTAGTAAATAAATATTTTAACTACTGTTTCCCAAAATGCAATTGTTATGGATAGTGAAGCATTCTTTGTTATAACATAAGCAACAGCAACAGAAGAAAGCGTTCCCCAAATGCGATAACTTAGTGCTTTAACAAATGATCTAGTCTTCGTTACTTTCATGATCTATATCCTCTTCAAATATGCTTTTAACAAATCTATCTTCTGCATCTGCAATTCCTTCACCAAAACTAGATACCCAATTCTTTACGTTTTTCAGTAGCCGAAATAGCATGAATGTCTGCCCCCAAATCTACTTGTTCAATTTTATATCCTACGTCACGGCCATACACAATGTTAGTAATGTTAGGCAGTCTTAAAACTAATGCGCCGTCCATAAACTCATCCTTAGCAATATAACCCTTTACTTCATCAAATGTAAGTGGATCCTTTTCGCTAGTATTATATGTATTGCGTACTCCAAGTAGTACTTGGTTTGTTCTCATTCCAGCTTGTAAATACAAAGCATGATGCCCTTCATGCCATGGCTGATAGCGACCAAGCATAAGAGTAGTCGGTGCTGACCAATCGTGTAATTTAAACTCTTCAATAATTACAGAAGCTTTTTCGTTTGCATCAAGCCTGTGATTCATAAACATCCAACTAAACTTTGTTGGTTTTTCAAACATTTTATTTGTATCTTCAAATCTTCCCTCTTCTATTGTATCCATGAAGATAAGGATGTCTGGCTTACCAAATGCTGCACGAGTTAATTCTGTAGGACAAACAAAGTCAACTACTACTGGTGCTACTCCTTGCTTGGCAATTAATCTTGCCATCTCTCCCATGCGTCTTGCTTGCTCTATTCTATCTTCAGCACTAAAGCCTAGGTCAGAATTTACTGTTGCACGGACTTCATCTGCATTAAGGTGTATTGCGTTAATTCTTTCTTTTAAAGCTTTTGCAAGCTCTGTCTTTCCAGAACCTGGGAGACCAATTATTTGAATAATCATTTTAATCTTTCTGTTAAGTGGGTAGTTTTAGGACATACCCAGGTCTCACGGTTATTTAATTTTTAGAATTTTTGGTTGTTTTTCTTTTGGTAGATTTCTAACTACACGGATATGCAACATGCCATCCTTTAGCTCTACACTAGAAACTTCCATGTATTCACTTAGTTCAAAGATTCTTGTGAACTTACGTGCAGCAATTCCCTTGTGGACAATTTCTGCATCTGTTACCTCTGTAATTTCACCTGTGATCCAAAGACTTCCGTCTTCAATTGACACAGTCAGATCTTCTCTTGTGAATCCAGCAACTGCCAGCGTTAACTGATAGTTATCTTCGTCTAGCTTTAGCAAATCATATGGCGGGAATGCCGTATTGTTTACCTTACTAAGACTATTGAAACGCTCCAACTCTCTGTTGAAGCCAATAAAAAATGGATCCTTAAATAGATCCATAGCAAATTGTGTTACCATTTTATTCTCCTTTTAAGCAAGTAATATGGTCACCCCCATTTGGCAGGTGACCATATTATTATACCATTTAGGTGACTAGGATTGCAACTACTTTTTTGCTTTTGCCCTAGCCTTTGCTAATGCGTCAAAATCTTTTACTTTGGTATCTCCAAGATAACCCCAAGCGTATCCTTCAGATATCATTTGCTCATTAATTGAAACTTCTGATCCATCAAGATATACCCACCCTAATATTCTTCCATATTTTTCTGAGCTGTCCATCTTTTCAGTTTTAATTACAACGCTTTTAGCAGAATCTATTGCATTCTTTAAAAAAGATTTTGACTCTAGGCCGAGAACTTTCTCTATTTTATCTGTAGTTCTAGATTCTGGGGTATCTATTCCAGCCAATCTAACTCTGGATGAAAATGATATATTAAATCCTAGATCTATATCTACATCAATTGTATCTCCGTCTACAACTTTAGATACTTTTTTTACATAATATTCAAACATGTTTTACTCCACGGGATTTTCATATAGATATGCAGAGGTTACAAATCTTTCACCTGAAATAAGAGTTTTAACTCCATGCTCTAAATTACTAGGGAATATTAATACCGAAGCCGTTTCTGGCTTTACAATTAAATTTAAATCAGGAAATTCTAGTTCTCCGCCTTCAAAATCTTCGTTAAACCATAGAAGTGCTGTAAGGGCTGGCTCAAGACCAACTCCACCATCATTATGTGCAAACATAAATGACCCTTCTGTATATTTACGCACAACCATATTTTTTTGATCTACCCAAGTACGTTCTGGCATCCAATTTATATCTATATTATTCTCAATTGGCGATGTAATATTTAAAGAAAGCCTTTCTTTATTTTTTTCAACATAATCTTCAAATACATTTTTAAATATAGCCATGACGTCATAATAATGATTCATATTTGGCCAAACAATCACAGCGGCGCCTTTAATTCCACTATGGCATTCTGTACCATCTGGATTTAAACCATTTGTATATTCAAACCAATTTTTTTGTTCTTGTATTTTTTTTAACAATATAGAGATATTTTCATCTACATTTTTATAATACCAGATATCCTCCGTCAGCCTAATATGTTTCATTTTTCTCCTTTAAAATAAAGAGCAGTTTTTAAAAAGTCATGCTCAGGACTGTGTCAGATATTTAACGTCGCTGTCTCCTCCGACAAATCTGCGACTCCCCGATGAAGGGGTGCAGAATACTATTATACTACTAAACCCTACTACCAGACTCTCGAGCAGAAGATGGAGAAACCTCTATATACTCTAAATTATTTTGAAATTCTTTTATATTAGGCGCACCTGAATATGTAAATGCGCTTCTTATATTATTAAGTATATTATATATGCCTTCTAGTGCTGGTCCTTTAGGATTTACTTCACCAGTAACCCCCTCAAAGCTTATTATAGGATTTTTTACATCCTCTATCCCCCTTTCTTTCAGTATATATTCCCTTGATGCCAATCCACTAAGATAATATTTCCCGTCTATTGATTCGCATTCGTTATGCCCAGCAAGCATAGATCCTAGCATGACAGCACTTGCACCAGCACCTAAAGCCTTTACTATGTCACCAGAATTTTTAATACCGCCATCTGCAACTATTCCATTTACATAATCATTTTTTACATGTTCATAAATATTCATTATCGAGGCTAGCGTTGGCGCCCCAAAGCCCGTTACAAGCCTTGTAGTACAGGCTGCGCCTCCTCCTATGCCTACACGTACAGAATCAGCTCCAGCATCCATTAGCATTTTGTATGCGCCGTATGACGCTACATTTCCACACATTATGTGTGTGCTCGATGGCACCATTAATCTTAAATCAGATACAGAATCTGCTGCTAATTTTAAATGTCCGTTTGCAACATCTAATAAAATAATCTTAATGCCTTTAGAAACAATCATATCTATTGTTTTGCAGTCATAAATATCTGCAGTAGTTATTGTTACCCCAATTGTATTTTTGTTGATATCACAGGATTTTTTTAACTTTATGTCTAAATCTTCTGATCTGCATGTCATTCCAATTGAGCCAGATTTATTAAGTGCAAAAAGCATTTCATAAGAAGATATGGATTCCATTGGCGCAGAAATAATAGGGCTAGTAATACTTAATATTGCGTCTGGATTATTGGGGTTGCCAATTTTTGTGGCAAGATCTATGTGCGATCTACTTATTATTGGAGATGAATCATGGGGAATCAGCAATATGTCGTCAAAACATAGACCATTTATTGAAGTATTTTTTTTCATTATCTAGCCAGCCTTTAATATTTCTACGGCTACTGCGTGTTCTGAATAAGCTATATATCTATAGTTTATTGAATTTTGTAAAACAAATTCCCGAAACGCTTTATATTCGTGATTTCTCCAATTTGGATAACCAAAATACTCATCAAATATAATTATTGATCCTTTTCTAACTAAATTATTTAAAGTATTTAATGCGTAAATAGTTGGAATATAGGTGTCTGAGTCCATATGAATTAAATCTATTCCATTTTCAAAATTGTTGTTTTTAACAAATTCTGGAATAGTATCTTCGTATAAGCCATTGTAAATAATAACATTTTTTTCAACTAATGGACTTATTCCATTTAAATTAAACATACCTTTACTTAAATTCCAACCAGACCAATCTTCGTTAAGTCCTAGGAAAGAATCGAAACCAAACACGGAAGCCCGTGGTAACTCCCTTGCAAAATAATTAATTGAATTTCCAGACCAAACTCCAAATTCTACTACAACAGATTTTTTTTTCTTTTTTATTAAATTACAACAATATTTTCTTAAGTGTTCTCTATTTGAAAACATCATTGCCTCTTGCATTTTTTCTATAGCATAATTCGCCGAGTCTGTAGCTGCATGATGCAGTACTTGATATATTACTCCAGGGAAATTTTGTATTGCAAATTCATCTGCAGCTACAATGTCTCTTTGAAAATTCATATTGTATTAAGTTAGTCTTTTAATGATTTCCATGGATTTGGCGGTAATTTAAGGCTTGATTCTAGGAACCAATTCCATTCCATATGTTTTTTAGTTGCTAAATTTAAATGTTCAAGTAATGAGAATTGTTTTTGTATCATAGCAAGTTCTGATAAAACCTTTAACTCTTCAATGACTTTCTGATTAATTGGAACCAAATGCTGTGCCATTTCAACCCCACAGTATGTATCTGGCTTCACGTTGCCAAGAGTTTGGTGATATGAAAATTCTTCTAATGTATATGGTGCTTCCGCTCCAAGTCTTCTTAACCATAATGATGTCTCCATCAAAATCTCGTCGGAAGCAAGGTACATTTCTTTGTAGACAATTTGTGACTGTCTCATTAATACAGATTCTGTATTAATATAAAACCCCTTTACTAAATTCATAAATACTACAGAATTAGATTGGAATGATTGTAAAGATTTAATTAATTGTTTCATAATATCAGTATACCATTTTCTGCTATAAAATTGCTAGTGTTAGCAAATTTAGTGCCCCTGGAAGGAATCGAACCTCCGACACACAGGGTAGAAGCCTGTTGCTCTATCCCCTGAGCTACAAAGGCTTTGTGCGACAGGTAGGACTCGAACCTACGATTACCGAATTATGAGTTCGGGGCTTTAACCAACTAAGCTACTGGCGCCTTAATTTAATTGTACTATATCAATGCTGGTTGTCAATAGCAGACTCTACTATTTGCTGTACATATTCAGAAAAATGTTTTCTTATATTGCCAGCTGGCCTAGAACCGTACGACTCCCATATTCTTTTATATTCAATTACATTATCATATGTTGTTGGACATAAAATAATTTTATTATATCTTTTTAGTGTTGTAGGAAGAGGTACGTGTTTTGTGCAACACTTACATTCCTTGGCTCTTTCTTGGTACTCGCTCATATTATCTCCATATTTTCTATTGATCTTGCTAAGCTTTCAGGCATTCTTGGTGCCCTAATCATGTTGTATACATTTTCTACTTCACCGTCGCTGACTCCAAAGTCGTTGTCATAGCTCATAGATTCATAGTCATGAATTTTTATTTCTTCGTCTCTACGCATTCTAGTTCTGCTAATTGAATTATATACTGCTCCGCATACAGCATCCGCCAAATCCTTTGATCCTTTTCTTGGATGGTCAACCTTATCTCTCATAATTCTTAATTGAAGTAATTCGTCTATCAATAGCGGGATATGTGGGCCAGATAATCTTTCTTCTAAAACAACCATTGCCATATCGTCGTAGTGTTTTTTAGATACCGAAAGAATTTCCGTATTGATACCGTATTTTTTTAATTGTTGCATCATGTCGTGAGAGTTCCATCTATCAAATGTGCAAGTTTTTATATTAAACCCTCTTGTTCTTAAAGACAATATGTAGTCTTTTACCTCTGTAAAATCTACTGATTTGTCTGGGGTCGGAGTCCAAAATCTAACCGCATCAATGTTTACAATTGGAGCTGGTTGGGAGTATGTATCTGTTACCTTTATGTCAACCCATTTACTTACATGGCCCATTGCAACCGCACAATGATCGTGCTTTTGAGCTAAGTCTACATGTATAAAATAATCTTTTTCTAGGTCTGGTTTAAACCATTCTTCAAGTCTTCCAAATTTATCTACAGCCAAACTACCTTGATTAAATGCCCTTTCAATTTTTTCTCTGGATTTAAAAAATGCATCTACTGCATCTGTTGGCATACAGGCAAATCTACCGAGTGCGTCTGGCGCATTTTTGTGAAAAGCAACAGTAAAGTCTGTTATTTTTTTTGTTGGATTTACTTCCCATGTTGGTCTTTTGAGCGCAAATACTCTGGGGTAAACATAAGAAACTATATGATCTTCTTCCCAGGCCACTTCAAACTCATTGCCTTCTGTACCGTTTGGCAAGTCTTGATCTAATTTTAATATCTCTGTCCTAACAATTGTTTCTTTTTCCGCTATGACTGATTCATAAAATTTTTGTATCGGATCATTTTTAAATCTAGGAAAAGAAAGCAGGATTACCTTGCCTACATCTGGAAAACGTGAATCAACTGACGCCCTGTACATGTCATATATTGCATCGGCTGTTTTAGCTTGATCGTGACCACTGGTACTTTCTGTTGCAAATCCAGATATCTCGTCTAGAATTACCACCATAACATTGTATCCTTCCCACGCTTCTCTTTCTGAGTGTCCAGAATGAACTGTTATGGATTTGTCAAATTTAATTTCTGAAGCTTTGTCTGTATACTTACCAGCAAACCAAGGAGAGTTTTCAATTCTCATTTTAAATCCCTTAAAAAAAACATTGTTGGCCTGCTGTGCGTTGATAGCAATATTTAATATATCTATGGCATCTTTTGGCGGTTTTCCATAATACGCTGCTGGATCTTTAAGGCACAACAGTAAATAAACAATGTAAGCTACAGAAATTGTTGATGAGTAATCTTTTCCAGAGCCTTTACCTAATTGAGCAATAACCTCGACACATGTTTGATTAAACATATGTTTTCCTAATTCTTCTCCATAAAGCTTAATAAGAGTAGACTCTTTGTATATTTGAGAACTTTTTTCAATAAGCGTATATTGATTTTCTGAAAGTGGTGGTAGTGCCAAATAATCTGGGCTTGTTACAAAAGTCCGTAGGTCTACTGGTTTTTGCTCAAACTCGTCGCCATCTAGTATATCTATAAACTCTGAAAAATCAAGCGACATTATTAAATCCTTTTGGAACTCGTATGTACTGAAACAAGTTATTGGAATGGAAATACCTTATACCGCTTTTTAATTCTTGTACTTGATGTATGCAGTGTTCTTCTGCACTATGTATTACAAGGTCACCTTTTTCTGGGTGGTAGATAATTCCTTGATCAAGATATAACAGGTCTCCGCCATCAAAATTATTAAAATACAATATTATTCCAGCAATTGTATTCTCTCCTAAATCAAAATCTTCATCTTCCTTAACTAATTTATTAGCATCTCTAATGTGCAATGAGTCGTGATTATCTGAATGAATTGCACCTTTAGTTCCTTGCTTCATCCTAACTAAGCCTCTGTCTATACCCAAATTAACTTCTTTTTCTAAAATACATTTAATTCTTTCATGTATTGGAATAAGCTCTTCTGTCCAAATCATTGACCTTTCGTTTCCCAGCCCATGATCATTAAAGTTTTGTTTCCATTTATCTTCTGGAACGGATATAGCTTCCCGTATTAAAATTTCACACTCTTTATCTGTAACAAAATTTTTATATACAAAAATGTCTTCCCCCAAAGTAAGGAATCCATTTTTATTAAACATTAGCAATATCCTCAGAAATTATAATAGGCTCTACAATTCCAGTAATTTGAGACAATCTTTTAGCAACTTCCACCTTACAGTGATTACAGCTAGACGTAACCTCTTTTAGTATGCCAACCAACATTTCTTGCTTTCTTTCGTTCTCTAGTATTTGCGATGCAATCTCATTGTTTTCAAGAACTCCTACTGCTTGTAACATTGCAATTCTTTTACCCTCTATGTCTGCAATTAGTTTTAGTGTTCCAGATTTTACATTAAGTTGACCCTGAGTATCGGCATCCTCTACTGTTTTCCATGCCTCTTTAATTAATATGTCGTAGTGTTGATCTGCCCCCATTAGAGCTTCTCTAGCACGTTCTCTAACATTAGTGTCATTGTGGACCACAGACTTCCACTCATCAATATACTCTAAAACATCTTTTCTGTTCATACCAGTTATGGTGGCAATTTGTGTAGCTGAATTACCTTTTAACAACTCTGAAACAACTTTATTCATCTTGTCAAAGTGTACGGATGGCTCTATTTCTGTCATTAAATGATTATACTTCTAGTCAACCAAAATGTCAATTAACGCTTGGGTTTTATACCAAATTTATCTATATATCTCTGTATGGTCATTGCAGATACCTTACATTCCTTTGATATTTCCATAATAGTCTTTTTTTGAATATTGTATCTGTTATAAAGCCAGTCTTTATTTTGATATAGCTTCATCGTTGTGTCAAAACCTTATTGGCATAATGGGCAATTCCAAATGAATCTGCTACATCAAAATCTGATACTGACAGATTGTACTTCTTATTAAAGTAATCCGCTGTTCTTTGCTTTCTCATATTCCTTAATTGATTTTTATACCATGAGTCTGCGTATCCTGGATTAGCCAATCTAATGTCCGCCTTTTCTTGCTTAGTAGGATTATTGTTACCGATATAGGCCTGCCATGAAGTTGGGGCTATTGTTATAACTTTAGCCCCAGTTGACATCAGCTCTGCAATAACAACCCCATATACATAAGACAGTTTTATTACGGCATCTGCCGATCTAACTAAAACTGCACCCTCAACTGCAATATAATCTGCCCGTAGTTCATCTAGCATCACATTCATTTTAATTTTTGCATCGTAAATTTTTTCATAAATATCATTTCCAGATAGGTTAATCTTTCCCCATTTTAATGGCACGTCATTTTCCATTAAACAAAAAGCTATTGAGTTTGTAGATGCATCAATGCCAAGCACTTTAGATGCCTTAGTCTTTACTAAACTAGCCAATGTCATCTATTATGCCCATCAAATATTTTTTATCTTTAAAGCGTCTAGACTTTATGCATTTAGAGCAATAAGTTTCGGTATTGTACCTGCTTAAAAATCCTGGACACCCCTTGCATTTTCTTGGAGCACCATTTTGAATAGCTTTTTTTTCGTAATACTTTTGCATAATTCTTTTATTTGTTGCAATCCTGCAACACTCATCAGAACAATATTTTTGATTATGTGTCTTGGGAGTAAAATCTTTAGGACATTCAGAATTAAAACATTTCATTACTTGAAGACTTTCATTAAATCAATTTCAACTGTTCCAGGATTAGATCCTTTTTCCCAGCATGCTTTTTTTACTGGACAATACGTGCAAGGAAGCTTGTACTTGGTTGCCCCTTCAGGACGCTTTGGTAAATCTCCTTCTTTGAAATTATCCCAAACATCTCTCATCCATTGAAAAGCATTTTCAATTATTTCTTTGTTTTTATCATTCATTGAAATTGGAATAATTAGTATCTCTTGAGTGTTTTTGTTTTCATAAAGGAAGAAACCTTCTTTGGCATTCTTTAATTTCATATACGTTAATAGCTGAAGCATGTGGTTTGGGGAAGACTTCATTTCAGCCTGTCTTGTATCCCAAACCTCCTGTTTAGCTGTTTTAATTTCACCAATGACTGTTTCACCGTCATATTCCATAATTAAATCTATAAAGCCTCTAATAGGGGGATACTCGTTTACGATCTCTTCTTCTTCCGCTTTCCACTCAGGCATAGTCTTAATAAGACTCTGTAGTCTTTCGTGAGCCTGTGTGCCCTGAGCCATGTTTGCCACCGCAACAGCATCATTCTCATCAATAAAGACCGCCCCAGTAAATGCCATATACCAGTATCTTGGACATGTACCATGCCCGTAACCCAATAAGCTTGGACTAAAAGACTTCTTTGTAGTGTCTCCATCTGGACGTTTTGTATTTCTATAAGATTCGTCGAGAAGCTGGGCAAACTTTTCTGGGTCAAAGAAATTCCCAGCATGCTTTTTAAATTTAAGGTTTTTTACAATATCTCTAGCCATTGTTTGGCACCCACATTTTTTCTTTTCCTTTATTGTGATATCTAGCCATAACAAACAATAAGTCTGATAGACGATTTAAATACTTAGCAATGTTTGGATTTACGTTTTCTATCTTCCAAACTTCACGCTCTGCCCTTCTTACAACAGTCCTTGCATTGTGCAGTGGTCCTGTTGGTAAAACAAAAGATCTTAAAGGTTCTAGATATTCATTATAGTCATCAATTACATTTTCTAAATATGTTACTCTGTTTTCAGATATTGTTATTGTTGAAGCACCTGCAAGCTCTGCGCCAAGATCAAATAAGTCGCTCTGAACTCTTTCAATAATATCATTATACTCATCGGTTGCCATTCCAATAGCAGAGTTGGCCTCATCTACAGCACCTATCGCTTCCATTATAGGGCTAGTCTTAGACACCCTTTCGTTATTAGCGTTAGAGGTTTGCCCATCATCGCCAGTTTTAGTATAAATTTTACTTAGTATTACCATCAGTGACCCCTTAAAGAACGCCAAACATCTACTGCAATTTCATTAACTACAGATAAAGCAAAAACTGTTATAAAAAGCTGAGCAATAATTAATATTGGAAAAGATTTATTCTTAACCTTTTCTTCTAATAATTCTACGGCCATCTTACTTCTCCTTTAGTAGAAAATACTAGGCCAAGGTGGTCTCCTGGTTCGACAAAAGTTTCATTAATTCCCTTTTGTGCCCAGCCCCATTCATTTCTTGGAAATGGCAAGGCCTGATTCTTTTTTACTAACACGGCCCAATATGCATTTTCTGGTGGCATGTCTTGGCATTTTTCAACACTGTTGTTGGGAAAATTATTTACTCTGCAGACAACAGCATTTCCATACTTTACTGTTCCCTCTATATTATACCCATGTGTCTTTAATAGATCTAAAGAATTAACTTTACCACTGGCACTGACGCATTTCTTTTCTACTGTAGAATTATTTCCGTAGTCTACGTATAGATTAATGCACTCTGGTTGATTAGAATTTAAAACAAACAATCCTATTGCTGAACCAATAAAAATAAACACCAGCATAATTCTTTTTTGAATCATTAGTTATACCTAACCACATACTTAAGTGCATCTACGAGTTTGTCTATGGACTCCTTTACCGAATAGTAAATATTTTTCTTATTATTATTAACCGTTCCAGCTTTGTCCTTAGCAATTGTAGAATATACAGAAGCAAGCACGGCAAACTTGGTGGACATTGCTTGAAGTTCCATAATTAAATGCGGGGCTTTTGCAGAAGGAACATCAGGATTCATTAGAAGCTTTACAACGATAGCCAAAGCTTTGTCTAGGTGCTCATCATGCATAAACTCATGCAGATCATTAAACTCTGTGATATCGCTAATAAGCTGTAGTGTATTTTTATCTTCCATTATTTTTTATCCTTTTGTCTATTTGATCTATAAATAACCCAAGCGGGTATCCAATTGATAGACCCGCCATCAATCCTAGTAAAAATATTTTCATTTAATTTTCCTGTTCATTTTCATAGTTCACGTTTAAAATTATTTTATCTACTTCATGTTTACCAATTATTTTGCCTGTATGATCAATTCCCTTTTTATACATTCTGGGCCTAATGCCTTCAGAATTTTTTTCTTTTAAATAGCTCATGTATTCTTCACTATCTTGAATTTTTTCAAATGGCCATTTAGAATTCTTAATATTAAAAATTGAGCCCTGGATTGATCCAATCGATATTGGAAGTACACATGCTATATTTGTTCCAGCTGGAACAAAATATTCTTTGTTGGGAGTATCAAGTTTCCAAACAATAGTAAATGTACCAGTAAATACTGATGTAGACAATATTGTACTTAAAACTTGTGCTCCATCTAAATATTCATTTGGAACTGGCATTGTGAGCATACTAGTGTTTTCATCAGTTTTAAATATTAAATTGGTGGCAAAGCTTGCCGTTCCTTCTCCTCTACCAACCCAAATATTTTCTTTACCAATAATACCAACTGCTCCGTCATCTTTAGAGCCATCCCAAATAAAAGATATGTCGTGTTCAAAATAAATACCATATCCAAAAGTATTTGCCATTGCTATTGGGTAGCAGTTATAAACATATGAATGCATCCATTCTCTTTGAAGTTCTAGTGGTCTAATTTTTGCTGTCGGAAAAGATATGTCATCTATATAAACATCTACATTATGCATTATTATCCTCCCAGCATTTAATTAATTCTTCTAAAATTGCCCACTCTATTATACCAAGTCGCACCTTGCTTTCTTTACCTATAATAATTTTTAAGGCTGGATGCATATCTCTATTTACTTTAAATGTATCTGTACAGATCTTAGACCAAACCTCTTTATTCAATGTAAATGTAGATCCCGCCTCCTTATAATCAACTAAAAATTGATTCCACCTAGCATCACCCTTTTGGTAATCTCCTCGCCCGCTATTTTTTTGTGCTTTAGCATTATCTCTTTTTACTTCGGCTCTTTCAGACATTTACTAGCCTTTAACTTCTATAAGGTTAGATGGGATAGACAGCTTTATGGTTTGTAAATCTTTTTCTACATAAGATTCTTCTGTATTAACATTATTTAAATTGTCTTGTCCAATTGTTATGTTGTATTGTTTTTTCCACTCAATTTCGTCTTTAACATCAGAATCAATAAACGCTCTTAAAAAATACCTATCTGATTTACTAAATGGCTTTACTCCGTGATAGAATGGTTCTGTTGACGGCATTATAACGGCATCTCCAGGCATAGGCTTATACATGTATGTATTATTTGATATAGAATCGTATACACAAATTTCCCCTCCGTCATAACTATTATTTAAATAAAAATTAACAGTGGCAACGTGCCTCTTTGTTTTTGTTTCCCCAGGTACTGGCAATTCATCTACATGGTATTCCATGATTAATCCAGAAGGGTTTACCTTTCCTTGAAAATCTACGTCATATCTAAAAAAATCAATCCAGTATTTTTTATCTGTATCTTTTAGCGATTCCCAATCTTTTATAAATGAAGGCCATATTCCATTTTCTTTTCCAAACTCATTAAGATAGTCTTCTCTAATGAAATTCATACACTTATTTATTTCTAATATATATTGTTTTTCTAAATTAAGAAATGTATCGGTTCCAGGGTCTATAGTATTTAAAAGACTAAAGTCTGCGTCTCTTCTAAATCCTTGACCATACCATTCCCTCCATTCATTAAAGAACGAAATTTTTCTACTATCCTGCAGCAATTCAATTATCTCTTTGCTGTTTTTAAATATGTTTTTATATATTACAATTTGTGGGGCCACTACAATTTTTTTAATATCTGAAAAGTCAGTAGTCATTTATCCAACCTTAACTTCGTTTAAGTGGCCATCTGGACATTCCCAAGACAATACCATAGACTCTGGATCCCAAAATGCTTCACCTGCATCCTTATCACATTTTGAGCATGGCTTAACCCCAAGTATTGATTCTAGATTTTTTTTACTAATAACACGAGGACTGTTAATAAACTCATTAAGATTTGGCATTGATTTCCTCAATCAAAGAGCCAGCAACTTTTGGGTTATCTCTAAGGTATGCTACTGCCTTAGCCCTACCCTGAAAACGTTCTTTATTAATTGTGTACCATGCTCCACCTTTTTCTACTAAACCGTACATTTCTGCAACATCTAGCGTCTCACCAATACGATCAACTCCTAAAGATTCTCCTTGGTAGTAAAAATCGTATTGTCCTGAAAGGTTAGGGGGGCCGAGCTTGTTGTAATCAATAACCCAATTGACTGGTCTTCCGACACGCTGTTCAATAATTTTGTCCCCAACTTGAACGCCAGCCTTGATAGCATTAGCTTCAGCTTCTGAAGACCAGAGCTTGATAACGGTACTAGAGAAAAATTTAACTGCCATTCCTCCTGTTGGGATGTGTGAAGCATGCATTGACCCAAACTGATTTCTTTGTTGGGAGATAAGAACAAGTAGTGTGTTTTTGTTTGCATAGTTTAACATTTTGACTGCGTGAGTCATATCCTTTGCTTCTGCGCCGATTTGCTTTGTGTCTTGCAAATCTTTCATTTCGTTTCCATCTTTTTCAAAATATATGCCAGGAAGCAAAGCAGAGATGGAGTCAACAACAATTACATCTACGCCAGCTTCCATTAGCTTTACGCCAACGTCTACCATATCGTTTACTGTTTTAGCTTGAGAATAAATAAGGGAAGATGAATCTACTCCCAGTTGCTCTGCCCAAGATTGATCATAAGATGCTTCTGCATCAATCCATGCACAAGTTTTGCCTTCTTGTTGTGCTAATGCTATCATCTGTAAGCAGAAAGAAGATTTACCAGCAGACTTATTGCCCCAAACTAATATTTGTCTTCCATATCCTAAGCCACCCTTTAAGGCAACATTTAATCCTATGCTAGGAGTTAATTGTTTATGAACTTGAACATTTTGTGCAGATTGAACTCTTGCACGTGTTTTTGGGTCTAGCTTTGCCATTATATCTTCTAGGGAAATAGTCATTTGTATTCTTTCTTCTCTCTACTAGTATACCATTTAAATGGGGCGCTGTGAAGCCTATACAATTAATCTTTTTGTTTAAGTTTAAATGTAAATGTTTGATCGCCCTCATTGTAATCTACTTGCAATTCTTTGTCTTCATTGGCTGCCTTTAAAAAATTTTCAACTGGTAGAGAAATTTCTCCAAGACTTTCAATTGCAGCAACAAGTATTTTAGCAATGTTTAGCTGTGCGTAAATATCTTCTATTTTTGCATCACTCATTTGATTTCCTTTACATTCATAGTTCCATCGTCTAATTTTGATAGAACAACCCTACACTTCATTCCCTCACGCATTTTTGCAAGGGTCATTTTGTACATAGCTGGAAAAGCAATTGCTCTTGTCAACTCCTTATTTCTATTTGACAACACTATATGGCTCATAGTTTTGCCTGCCTTTGTTACATATGGGGTAAAGTTTACAACTATATATTCGTCTTCTTCAAGATCATACTCTTTTCGGTACAAATAGTCAACAAACATATCGTTTGATGAAGGGTCTATATCCGAAACCTTTATATACCTTGCTATTCTATTGTCTCCAACGAGGATGAAATACATCTGACCTACTTCAATTTGTGTCTGCTCATTATGAAAGAGTCCTATTGAACCAGTCTCATCTACAATCTCTACTCTTGCCCAGCCTGTTCCACGTTTAATTCCCTTTACCATTCCGAACATAACAAACGAGCCTAGGTCATCAAACTCTTCAATTGGTCTAGCCTGAGCTTTAACTCTTGGGGGAATACCTTCTAAATTAAATGTTGGTATGTTTAGATACTCATAGTAATTATCTTTTTCATTTCCACTTCTAGGATTATCTTTGAATGCTGCGGCACCAATTGCATTAAGTGAACTAATTGCTCTACTATTTATACCGCTTCCTTTAGCAGAAGCAATAGAAATAAAATGATTGTAGTCAATATAAGGTCTGCTGTCAATAATTTTATTTGCAATGTTGTCAGATATAAACTTAATTTCAGATAATCCAAATCGGATTGCATTTTCTTGAAGTGAAAAATCAAGACCTGACTCGTTAATATGAGGCAGTAGCACCTTTAGTCCTAGACGTTTAGCCTCAATTAAATACTCCGTCCTAGCATCTTTATCATTTTCGTTTTTAAGAATTGAAAACATGAACTCAAGCGGATAATAAAACTTAAGCCAAGCAGTATAATAACTGAGCATAGAATAAGCAACGGCATGGGAACGATTAAAAGAATAACCAGCATGCGCTTCAAAATCGTGCCAGAGCGCCTCTGCCTTTTTCTTAGTAATGTGTTTTGAAGCCCCAATAACAAACCTATCTTTGAACTGGTCAAATTCTTTTGCATCTTTTTTCTTTCCAATAATCTTGCGGACCTTATCAGCCTCTGCCCAAGTCATACCGCCCAAGTGTACGCATGCCTGCATAACTTGCTCTTGATATATAATAACACCATAAGTGTTCTCGGTAAAAGGTTTCATTATAGTATGCATATAATCTACAGCCTCATTCCCGTGTTTACGCTTAATGTATGCAGCACCAACTGTATTCATGGCTCCTGGCCTCACAAGTGCATTGGATGCAACTAGATCCTCAAACTTATCTGTTCCCATTTTAATAAGAAGGTTAGTGTATGGTGTTGCTTCAGCTTGGAATACGCCCTTAGTAAATCCTTCGCTAAGCATTTTATAAACTTCTGGATCATCAAGCGTCATAGACGATAATATTATATCTTTGCCTGTCCTAGATTTAATTGATTTAAGGGTATCAGAAATTACAGATAAGGTCTTAAGCCCTAGTGCATCTAGTTTAATAAGACCTATATCTGCAACCGTATCCATATCGTATGCAACGACAGGAATTCTTCCCGACACTTTATCTTGTGCGTCTTCTCTCGATTCAACTGGTGCAAACTTTCTTAAATCATCTTTTGCTACAACTACTCCAGCAGCATGTACGCCAACAGATCTAATTCTTCCACGCAATCTATCTGCAAGCCAAACTACTTCTGGATATTTAGCTCTAAATTCTTTTGTATTTGGAGAAGAAATAAAATCTTCAAAAGTATCAATTGATTTCATTGCACGATTAACCTCTTGAAGCGGAACCATAAAAATTCTTGCTGCGTCTCTAATTACACCTTTATCTTTAAAATAAGTGTATGTGGAAATAGATGCTACATGTTTGAATTTTTTCTTTAAATATTCTTTTACTTCTTTACGACGACGGTCTTCGAAGTCTGTGTCAATATCTGGAAAGTCGTTACGTTCTGGATTAATAAATCTAAAAAATAGCAAGTCATATTCAATTGGGTCTACATCTGTAATGCCAAGCGCATAGCAGACCAACGAGCCTGCGGCAGAGCCACGACCTGGGCCAACCATAATATTATTTTCTTTTGCCCAGTTAATCATATCTGCCACAACTAAGAAATACGAGGCAAAGTTCTTAGATTTAATTATCTCTAACTCTTCAATAAGTCTCTGGTCATATACGTCATTGCCTAGCCAGCTCTCTCTGAGGCGTAGCCTTTCTAGGCCTTCAAAAGCCATATCAGACAGTTTTTGGTCGGCATCTGTTTTAGGAACTGGAAGAAGGTCTAGCCCTTGATTAAAGTCATATTCGCCAATCTTCTTTTCAATTTCTATTGTATTTTCGTAAATGTCTGTACGAGTAATTCCAGCTTTATTAAAGTCTGCCTCAATCTCTTCTCTAGACTGAATAAACAAGTTGTAGTCTTGGAAAGAAATTCTACGGTCTGGGTATAGATAATTAAATCTCTCCATCATATCTTTAATATTACGTGACATCTCAAAGTCCGAGTCTTTGTCAATTTTAGGAGATGTAGATAGGATCAGCAATGCTTCCTCTAGTATTCTATCTTCTTCTTTAGCAAAGTGGGCGTCTCCTGTTGCCACCGCCTTAATGTTTAGATTGTCTGCTAATTCTAAAAGGGCAGAGTTGATCTCCACAGGGTTGTGTGATTGCACTTCCACGTAAAAATCTTGTCCAAAAGTTTGTTTAAAGCCCTTGAGAAGAAGTTCTGCTTCCTCCATGTTACCCTTATCGATAGCCTTACTAATGAGTCCATTAAGACATCCGCTGAGAACGATAATGCCTTCGCTATATAGATCTAATATTTCTCTGTCAATTCTTGGCTTATGATAAAAACCTTCATTCCAAGCAAGCTCCTGAAGGATATTAATATTCTCCAACCCCTTTTTATTTTTCGCTAGCAAAATAATGTGGTTGTAGGCTTGAATAGATTTATCGGTTTTAGATGATCTATCAAATCTATCGGTTGGAGATATGTACGCCTCAACACCAAGAATTGGCTTAATGCCAGTTTCCTTTGCGGCAATTTGCATATCTCTGTGTGAAGAGAGAGTGCCATGGTCTGTAATTGCAATCGCAGTTTGCCCAGCATCCAACGCTGCTTGGCATAATTCTTTAGGTGAATTTAGTCCATCCATTAATGAATAATAAGAATGAACATGTAAGTGTGTAAAACTCATTAATATCCGCCCATGCATTCATTCCTTGTATGATAAAGTCTTGTCTTAATCATAGTTTTTTTGTTTGGTGCATAAAGCTCTTTCCCACAACATGCAGATTTTAAATTCCATTCTCTTGCAAAGAAGTCGTACCACATACCCTTATAGTTTTTATATTTATTAGCAACAAATGTCTCAAACGGATCTGGGATTTCATATGTAGGCATAATGTTATTTTACTAAATAAAGCAGGGGCAGTCAATAGACTGCCCCTGACTATAAATAGTTACCAGACTAAATTGCTGTCTGAGTCTGAAGCAGTAGGAGCTTCATGGCTTCCGCCTTCTCCGTTAAAAAATCCTTCTTGCTCTGTATAAGGCAAATCTCGAATTGCTGTTGTCTCCAAGTCGTACAATTCAAGTGCTGAGGAATCAAAAGGTGCCTCATCTTTAGCCAAAGGAATGATTGTGTAGCTTGTATCTGTCTTTGTTCCTGTGCGCTTAATGCGCCACATTAGATTGCTGATAGAACCCATTTCGCCAGCGTACTCAATAAGAGTTGGCGTAATTGTTTTACCACTCGAACCTTGAGAAAGAATTGCTACGTATGGCTCTTCTTTGCCATCATCAATTAATACGTTCATGTAAAGTCGTGAACGACCTTTCCATCCCGCCTTATAATCTTTACGGTGTTGTTCGCAACCGTAGCACTTGCCTTGATCTTCCATTGAACATAGTGCCTTGCGCTTGTAGTCTTTAGGGTTAGTATGCTCTACGGCAATAAAACCCAAACCATTTTTTTCGTTGTACATTGGTGAGTCAGGATCTAGTTCTTGCAGGAAGCGAACTTTTACGCTTTCCGCATCTTCTAGCTTTGCCCAACGTGCTTTTGTTCCGTCACCTTCGCTGTATGAAGGCTTGTCCATAACTTGATTTAATCCTTTTAGACCTTTTACGATACCCATTGTATCTCCTTATTGTATAGTTGATGGTGTAAATCCATCTGTTTATTTAGTATATCATATCCATGAGCGATATTCAATATCTGATACGGATTTTTTTATGCATATTTTTATTTCTTCTTCAGTTAAATCACCAGCATCCTTAGCCTTATTTGGATATATCTCACGATATCCAAAAGAGGCCCAAGAAATATCTTTATTTCTAAGCTTACTAGAAATAGATTTGCCTAATTCCCTGCCAGCTTCATCTGCATCTGTCATAATTATTATCTTATTAAAATGTCTATTTAATAAAGATTGTTGCTCATTAGACAAAAATCCACCTAGGGTTGCCACGACATTGGGGAATCCCGCCTGATGAATTCTTATTGCATCAAAGTTTGACTCACAAACTATCACCTGGTCTCCTATTTTTTTTGCTCTATGAATGTTGAATAAAGTTTTGCTTTTTGGAAGGTTAGTGCTATTTTTAAAAGTCTTTCCCTCAATAGATCTACCAACTATTCCAATTGGAATTCCATCTGGACTATGAACTGGAGTAACAATCATATTCATTGCTGGTGAGTAACCAAGACCAAAGTGTTTCATAGACTCTACGCTAATACCTCTAGATTCTAAATAAGATCTAGCATTACCGTTACGAGCAAGATCGGAATGAAGTCTATCTAATGTTTCTTGTGAAAATTCTTCGAAGGCTGGTTTCTCTTCAAGCATATCTTCCATAATTTCATCAAAGTTATCTAACGCTTCTGTTTCTTTGGCTGCGATTAATCTTAAAGATTGAAAATCATTTTTATGCATAGTGCGTTTGATTAAATCAACTAAAGTGCCAGTCTCTCCGCAAGCAGGGTTGAAGCAAATAAATGCACCAGATGTTTGGCTTACGCTAAAGCTAGACGTATGTCTATTAGAATGAAATGGGCAGTAGCATAGAAAATCATTGCCTGTTGCGCCAACAATATTAAGTCCTATTTCAGCTAAGACTGATTTAATATGGCTTGGGGCGTAGTCCTTGGTATCAATTTGTTTTGAGTTGTACCCTCGAATTGCCATGCCTTCTTCCTTCCCACATATATCCCGTGGAGAGTCATTAAGAATCTCCATGTTTGTCCAGTAAACTCTATTGAGAAAGCTGGATCAATATCTAATACCCTTATATATCCTTTACCACGCATATCTTGTGTTAATAAGTTTTCGTACTGAGGCCTTAAACTTATAATTTGACTGTCGTCATTAAACTCTACGGCAATTTGAAATCTTTTAATTCTTTTGTGCGTCATTTGCAAACGGATTTTCGTAAATCTCTTTGACGATACCCCTGTTAATATCCCAATCTAAAAATACACCGAAGTCGTGTCCGTGTCTATTCTTTCTAGAAACAATTTCAATCATGTCTGTACCCTTGTACTTGTGAATAGCCATAGCCATATCTGCATCGTACTCAATTGCTTTTGACCAAGCAACTTGACTCATCATGGGTGGGTTATCTTGATCTGTAATATCGTCTGCTGTAGCAGCGGTAATATCAATAATAGGAATATTATTTCTTACTGCTAAGTTTTTAAACTCACGAGATATATTCATATTACGTTCTGTTGGAGCCTTGGAGTTATTATTATCTGTAAACAATTGATGATAGTCTAGGATAACAATATCTGGTTTGTGCTGGTCTATCTTTGCTTGAATAGCATTTGGTGTCACATTTCCAGAGCCCTCATTTGATACTAAGATAAACTTATTCTTGTCTACAAATTTCTTTCCCGACCAAGTTCTGAAATCGTCAATATTAATATCGCCCTTTGCAAAATCGCTAGCTTTAAATAAACCTGAGCCCAGCATTGTATAAATTCTGTCACGCATATTCTCTGGTGTCATTTCAAGAGAAACAATCATGGGCTTAAATCCCTGCTCCCATGCCTTGCAGGCAAGGTAGGATGTAAACCATGTCTTTCCTTTCCCTGGCCAGCCAATGGCCACTATAAGGTGTCCTGGAGCCATTCCAGTGGGGTATGCAAGGTCGATTGACTGGAACCCAGTCTTAATACCTGGAGAACCGCCCATCTGGGCTGTACGGGCCTTTAAAGCCTCTAAATGCTTAATGGCTTTATCTGCATCAGTTATATCTAGGTCACGGACATTATTTGTATATTTGTTTAAGCTAGAAAGCTGGGACTGAAGTTCGGCAATAACTCTAGAAGCAACATCTTCTTTTAGCATGGATCCGCCACGAATTAAAATACTCTTTAGTCTGCTAGACAAGAACTCATTCTTAAGGTTATCTAGATAATATGCAGTTTCTGCTGTTGCATTTAGGTCTGGCTCAAAGTCTTTAAATTTTTCTTGTAGGATTCCAATTTCTGGTATAGCCTTAAACTTATTATAATAAGACTTTAGACCATCCCAAACATCTCCATGAGAGGTAAATAGCTCATCGACATTTTCTGCCATAACAGTGCTTATATCTTTATTCTTACATATAGCAGAAATTAGTGTTGCTTCTGTATTCATAGCCCGCCTTCTTCCACCATCTTTTTAGTAGACTCTCGCAGTAGTCGGCGTGTCTCAATATCCTTTTGTAACTCTATTCTAGCATTTTCCATTTTATCAAAGTTATAATAAAAGAATTGTAACGGGTGTCCTGTTTTTTCTAGGCTAAAATAATAATTCAATAAGTCATTTGCCTTATGAAATCCTACGCTATCAATTACATCCTGCATGGCCCATTTTTCTCTAAACTTATTTAATACAGGAAGCCTGCCATATCTTTCTTTATAAAGATTTTGATAATTTGTTATAAGGATATATGGCTCTCTATTATTTGCCAATTTTCAGCTCTTCCTCTATTTCACCAATTTTTTGAATTAGCTTTTTTTCTACAAATCCGTAAACTCTTTCTGTAGCAATATCTACTGTTTCTCCAGAACGGGCATCATCTTCTATGCCAACATTTATCCTGATGCTTTCATAGTTACCAAGATTTCTAGTAAAAGAAAGATCAACCTTTACTCTTGTTGTCATTTGTGCTCCGCCTTCTTATGTCTAGTTAATGTATCGCTGGCAAATATCCCCCAGCGAACTTCTATATCTCTTTTACAAATATCGCAGGTAGCCATCCTACTTTTTTCCATCTTCTACCTTTTTTATTATAACAGGGCCGTTCTTGGAATTCCACTCCTCAACTTCTTTTTCTCTTTTACGTTTTTTGGAAGCGCCAGTCTCAAGTGTATATATTGGGTTGTAACTCATTACTCCGCCTTCCATACTGGTACAAAACCGTCTACGGTCTTAGTATACAATATAAAGCTGTGTTTGAGAAGAGCCAATAATTCTGCCTTAGACGGAACATTTTTGGAGTGACCTGCTTCTAATATATATTGATGTAAATCTAATATATCTTTGTCGCTAAACATATACTTATACCAAACATCTTCTGAGGCACTGCCTATTGGATAAATTTTTTGTGGAGACTTAATTTTTCCTTCTAGAATATACTCTTGTATTGTAACCCTATGTTTATTCAACATTGAGGCAACCTGAACAATACTATAAGCACTTCCCATATTTTTATCTACTTCTGAATATGGGTAAAGCATTCTTTTCTTATCTAAATACGACCAAGCAATCAATTGATCTTTAGCTCTAGATAAGCTAAGAGTCTTATGTATCTTCTCGTTTAAGAAGAAATACCGTACTTCTTTGAGTGATTTTCTTCTAGTGTCTCTAGCCATTTGCCCATCTTATTTGTATTTTTATTCATCATCCAGCGCTTGCCGCACATGATGCAAAACAATTCCATATGCATTTTTTGAGAGAATACTCTGTCTACAAAAACTCTCCCTCCGCATTTATTACACTTAATCATACTTGAAAGAGCTTTCCGTCCACTACGCAAGAATACTCTGGTGAAACATGGATCATGTTAATGTGAGGATATTTACCATTTTCTATATGAGCAATAGCAAATCCTTTTTGCCAGTCATGATGTTGAGTGTATTTCATTCCTGGACCTTTTTCATCACACATGTGACCAATCTCATACCCACGTAAAGTTTCTCCCTTGCCTTTATTTCTAAGCTCGTAAGTAACCATGTGTGAAGCGATCCTGTGAGAATGACCTCTAATTAAAGACACCTGCATATCTTCCATATCTTTTCTAACAGATCCTGTGGCTGCAATTGACATTCCGTGGTGAACATGGATATCTCCAAAACGGCGTTCTGGTAATTCGTTATAATAAATATAATCGTAGCCCAATGAATCTAAACTCCATAGAGCTTCTGGTGTTACATGCTTTGCATATTCAGGTATTTTTTTATCTAGATAATCAAAAATTCTAATATCGTGGTTTCCTAGTGCTGAGAATAGCTGTGCGTTTGGAAGCATTTTTCTTGTTCTTTCATAAAATTCTCTAGCGCCGCTTGCCTCAATCTTCATATCTTTTAGCATTAACTCTAAATCATTTGTCACGTCATCATTCTTATATGCCTTTAAAAATTCTGTCGGTTTGCCATCTGTATATTTACTATAACAGGCTTGATCGTCTGTGTCACCAAGGTAATCAACAACATCTGGTTTGAACCATTTCATAACTTTAAACCAAAGCTCGATCATCTTGTCATCCTGATATGGAAATTGCTGATCTGATGATAGCATCCACTTTAAATCGTTTGTCATTATTTACCTTAATGTTAATAGGCCATGAATATTCATGGCCTATAGTCTAAATCAAATTGTAGCATAGTGCTACATATTGTCAATACCTATGTAGTACTACAAGCAATCCATTGCACATATAGGCTTCCGCTTGCCGTAGCGCCTACGTTTTGCATTTGAATTGAAAATCCCTCAGCAGAAGCAACTGTTACTATTGGTTGAAATTTATTGGTTAATGCCCCAACAGCCGATGGCTGCCAAACTGTGCATACTATATTTGGCCTGGCACTAAATGGCTTTTTAAAACTTACTGGTGTTATTGTTTTTCCGTCTTTATTCGCAGTAATTTTTAATCTGCCAGACTCAATTTGTGTTTGAACACCCGCCCCAGGATCTTGTGTAGAGCTACCACTATCGTTAATACTATTTGACAAGTTATTTATTATATTAATATTAGACACAATGTTGGCCAATAACTCTGATGTTATTGGGTCGCCTGGATTTACAGGCATTGGTTGCAATTGTTCGGCCATTTTTACTCCTTTGGTTTTTCCTTTGGTGCTTCTAGTTCTTGAATTTTTATTGACAACTGAGTAATCTCGGCACGGAGAACAGCAATATTTGTCTCATATTGTGAGACAATTTCGCCAATACGTTGCTGCAATGCTGTTACAATTAGTTCTAATCTATTGTCCATTATATACCCTTCAGTGTATTTATTTCTTGTTGTAATGATTCTACCATATCTGACAATTCTTGTATAGCCTTGGTTAGTGGTGAAATAAATTGTTCATAAACCAAAGCCTGACTAGACTCTGGATCATCTTTATCGGCTAGCGTCCAAAAGGCTGCCGAGTCATATATACCTAATTGGTCTAAAGCTTCCTTTACTTCTTGAGCTACAAACCCATAATGATTTCTTACTCCTGGGTCATTTAAATTTGGCTCAGTTACTGGCTTATCAGAATTTTCATGTAGCACTTCTTTGCCGTCTTCATCTATAACTGGCTTAACGGATCTTGAATTCAGTTTGTATTTTCTTGGATTTAATTTTTTAATAAAATCTAAGCCTAGGTCTGAAACCTGTATGTTATTTTTATATCTATTATCTGAGCTTACGTTTGGACTATTTATTAAAAATATATTTCTCCATCTAAGGTTATAGGGGGAGCTTACAAAACCAAGTGATGCGTCATCGGTATAGTAGGGATACCAATTTGAAAGGGTTCCAGCTGATGAAGCGGACATCATGTTTATAGCATTTACTGCTAAAGCCTCAATTGATGTACCACTTCGTATAGACTTTGTTTTAAAATAATAAGAATCTCCTAATGATCCAACTGTAATCGTTGGGGTTGTAATAGATACAGATGCACCAATTGTTCCAGAAGTAATTTTATCTGCGTTGATATTAAATGCAGAAATAAAATCTGAAACAACTGCATTTGCAGAAACAGTTCCTGTTGTTATTTTACCGCCGTTTATTGTAGTTGTTGTAGCAGAGCTGTTAATGCTATTTACAATAGCGTCTCTATTGAAGCTTGTTGATGGTAGAGCGGCATCCGCCGTTGCCTTTGCGGCCTGAGCAGCAATTTTTGCGGTATTGGCATCTGATGCAGCAGTTGTTGCGGTGGTGGAAACCGTAGTTAACTGTGTAGATGTTGCGTATCCAGCAATACTTGATCCTAATCCAAAAACTGCACCAACTGCATATAGTGTGCCGTCTGCTCCTATTTTAAATTTAGCATTAGCATCAGGAGTATTATTACCTGCCCACATAAGAAATGAAGTTCCACCAGAAGTCTCTGTTCCTAAATAAACACTATTCTGTGCACTTGCGCCAACTTGTATTTTACCATTTCCTGTACTGTCTAATATAATATTGTTTTTAGAAAAAGTATTATCTCCTAATGCCCATCCAGCAATAGATCCACCATTGGCAGTTATTGTTCCAGTTGCAGCAGATATAGTTACAGACTTTGTGCCGTTAGCAACCTTTAATCCCGTTGAATTTAATGCAAATCCGTTGCCAGTTAGATTACCAGTAGTTGCATCAATTGTTCCGCTATATATAGATGCTCCAGTTGTAGACATAAATATATTACCGCTAAACTGCCCGCCTCTAGCCGTTATGTTACCATCTACCGCAAATGTAGAGCCGTCCCAAAGTAGGTAGTTGCTTGTAGACCCACCAACTTTAAGTCTGGCACTGTTTGTTGCATTAATATACCAATAGTTGCTGGCATCAAAATATAAACCTTTATTTGTTGCAACTGATCCCACCCCTACTCCGAATTCAAAATCTCCGCCCTTAATAAAATTTGTTACTGATGGAGTTCCAGTAACCGTAACATCTGGTCCAGATACATATGAAGAAGATGTATTATTATATTCATCATATGTGGCAACTGCTATTTTATAGGTTGATCCAATTACTAGTCCAGCAAGCTTATATGTTGTTCCAGTTCCTGGAGAATCAACATAAGAATAGGTGGCTCCGCTATCATTGCTAAATCTAATTCTATATCCTCTTATGCCTCCGCCTGTTACTGCTGGCCAAGATATGTTTGCGTAAGCATTGAATCCCAAGTATCCAGATGTATCAATTCCACTTTCAGCAGTCACGGAAGTTACGTTTGCTGGCCCAGTTGTATCTACAACAATTGGATCTATTGCTTTGAATGGGCCAAAAGAAACGCTTTTCTTCCTATAATCTTGATCTCGTGTATCAACACGTATCCATCTGTTTGCTGTATTTGAAACAAGTATGGTTGCAGAGTTTCCGTTTCCATTCCAAACTAAATATTCTTCTCCTGCAAATGCTCCAGTTAAACTTTCGTATATCTGTATATCAATAAGCCATTTGTTTGCAGCTAAAGCTTTATCTATTAAAGTCCAATTAACTCCATAAGAAAGAAGTGAAGGTGTTACAACAAGGTTGGTTACTGGCTGAGTTAAATCGGGAGTTTGTAGCGTAACTATAAAGTTGGGGGACCTGGTTCCAGGAATAAGGTTTGAGGCATTATTTGGATCAGAATATAAATATGCAAACGAAAATTGATATTGACCATTCATTACAACATTTAAGCCAGATTTTTTAACAGTAAATGCATCTGCAGTTTTTGTATTTGCTGCATTGGCTGCCTCTTCATTTGTTTTGCTTAAATCTGCTGGAAAATATTTTCCACTTATTGGATCATATCTACCTGGTGAATATTTATCAACCATTATAAGAATCCTAGATTTACTTTATATTCAATATCCATCTCTATGCCAAGAGGTTTTACTATGGGGGTAGAAAGAATAGATCTGCTAATTAAGCCATACTGGCTGTTATATCTGTCTTCATCATTTAATCTTAACCCATCTAATAAAACATTTGTAGCCCCTGAAACTTTAGCTTTAGCGCCTATTTCTATTATAGTAATTTTAGAAAAGTCTGTTGCTCCAGCAGATGAAAATGTAGAGTTAAATAAGCTAGATAACTTAAGTGATAAAATTTTATGTCCTATAGATGTTGTTGCTAAAAATCTTATTTCTTTATAGCTAGTTGGTGAGCTGTAAAATCTAACATAAATATAATCTAAGTTTAAATCTGATTGATAAAAAGCAAGTGAAATACTGTCTTCAACTCCATATCCAGCAAGATCAAAAACGGTATCCAGGCTATATGATTTTGATTGATTGCTTGCTGCGGTAATAGAAAAATATGAGGAACCTATTTTTGGAGTTGGTGTTGATACAGATATTGGTTGTGCGCCATCTGAATCTTTCCAGTCTGTTGTATTCTCAAAAGATGATATATATTTAGAAGAATAGTCTGTATTTTGCAAAAACCCTGAAGGGAAAATTCCAATTTCTGATATTATGCCCTCAACGTCTGTTGGCAATGTAGTCTTATAAACTACTGAATATGTTGTTACCCCACTTGCTGTATTTGTTTGTATGTCAGAACTTCCAAGAAAAACTCCTGATCGATAAAATTCAAATTGCATGTCTGAGTCATTTACAGTTGGGGCTTGCGATCCTATTCCTATTGCAATGTCTTTTTGATTGAAATTAAGTCCGCTTGCTAAATAAGATGTTATAAATCTTTTACCAAATTTTGTTATCATACTATCATTACTCCCTTTACAATCTCTCCAACACTATTTTTAACTTCAAAGGTGACTCTGAATAGCCTATTGTTATTCCCATCATAATATATTTCTGGGTCGGTTATTGTTTGGCCAGAAGAATATCTTTTCCCAGTTGTTCCAATTAAAACTATGTCCTCTAAATTTGGGGCATCCGAAGTATCTATTGGTTCATCTGGTGTGGTATCATCATCGTCATCTTCAATATCTTCATTATCGTCTGGAGATGAAGCAACATATGTTTTATCTACCCTATCAGTGTATATATTGACAAGATCATACTGATCTGTTTTTAATACTTTTCTTAGGGGTGAGTCTAAAGGCAGCTGGACTTTAACTCCACCAGCAACTTGCGACTTTCCTATTCTTGGTTTTTTTGTAGCCATATTAAGATTCTACCATTTCATTAAACATAAATCGACCTGCAGGTAAGTTTTGTAGATGGGGCTTGGCTATACCCCTGCTCAATATCCAAAACAATATATTTGCCAGCCGTTTGCCCAGTATCTTCAGTAGAATACACAAAGTTATTAGGATAAGATATTTCAACTACATCCCCTGTTTCAATAATAGGGTTTGGGAAAACATCTATCTGAATAACTGTTTGTTGTTTAGACCATTGAGTTCTCATCCATGTAGATAAAGCCTTCGCTTCTGATTCCTTTTGTATCCACATAGATTCAAATGCGACTTGCTCATCATTTTTGGTTGCAGATAGATCTGGGTCAAGGTACTCAAATGGGTCCAGGGGAGCTATTGTTTCTCCTACTACAATAAAGCTTTTTTGACCGCCGTCTGCTAAATCAACAAATGCTCCAGTGTTATTTAAAATATAAGCATCAATTCCAAATGAGTTTGCGTCGTACCCAAGTAGCGTTACGTTGGGATTTAATATTATTTGAGGGTATTTAACAAAACCTGGTCTTGTTGCATACCTAGTTGATATTTTTTTAATTTCTCTAGCTACTGGCCCAAATTCTTTTATCCATGGACTTGATAAAGTGGAGGCAGATCCAATAGCAATAAAGTCTCCAAACACATTTTTTAATTCTGTGGCAGAACCAACGTATGATCCATAATTGTCATAAGAATAAGATCCAGTAAAATCTTCTTTCTTTAATGAAGCTACATATGCGTAGTCAAATGATGATTCACCTTGTATGCCGATTAATGCAATTTTGTTGCCCATTGTTGTGGCTTCAGAATCAGTTGCTGTTATTACGGCATTGTTAAATTTAATTTTAAATATTCTTTGGCCTGTTGTTGCTTGAGAAACTCTTACGTCTACTCTGTAAAACTCTCCTCCAGATACTCCAGTAATTGATGCCTCTTCTGTCTTTTGAGTATCAGAAACTGGTGTCTCTACTCCGTTAACTATTTTAAATAACTGTACATCTCTATAATTTAATCCTTTGTTTGCTACGTTTTGAGAAGTCCCAATTTTTAAAATATAGCCGTTTAAGTTATTGGCGTCAAGACCAATACCAAGTCCAGCAGAAACAAACTGTTCTCCAGTAGTTCTTCCATTACTACCTTTAGCAAGCTTAAAGAATAAAGCTGTTCCAATTGAAAAATATTTCTGTGATGTAAAATTAACGTCTGGACTAATTGAAGCGCAATAGTATTCTTTAGATGCCGTAGGTGCAACTATTGTAAGAAGGGATCTAGAAATTGAAACACCAGATCCATCTGTTTGTCTTAATGAGAATACTGATTGGTCTGCAACATTTGTTTTTGCAGACAAGTTTAGTTTAGATCCTGACCATTCTGATTTTAGATCATCAATATTTACCAGGTGGGTCTCTCCTACACCTATACCTTTGCCAGTTGCATTAAATGCATTTCTTTCTTTAATTCTATATCTTAGCGTAGGCTTGAATGAATTAATCTTGCTTTCCCCAAGAAACTTTGCAATGTCTGAATCTGACGTTATCCATTTTTTTGTAACTGTATTAGGAGATGAAAGCGGCTCATATTGAAATTCAATTGCATCGTATTCAATTATTTCATTATTGATTAAAAAATATCCAGCCTTATTATAAAAAGATGTATCTGCTAAATCACTATAAACGCTAATAGGAGATAGCGAAACAACGCCTTTTGGTGCGTCTGTTTCAATTTGGGCGGTTGATAATAATGTTGTTTGTAGTGCGGCTGCACCGATAGCGGCTGGCGGAGAAACATAAAGGTTGTCTGATGAGCCTTGATAGTTTGTACTAATAATTGGAGTATATATCACTTTTACTGCTTTGACAGAAGGGACTGTTTCTTTAGTGAAAGATATAATATTCGGGATGTTTACTCCCTTAGTTTCACTTCTAAATTTAAAACTAGATGTTCTTAATTTATCAAATAAATAGTCTCTAGGATAGAATTGAAGAATATCATTGTTATCAAATGTTGCTATCATTTGAGTATCTCTGCATAGATCCTGTATGTGTTGCCATACTGTTTTTGTATCTTCTGTAAACCAATACAAAGGAACTATAGTTGCAGAGTCAACTTTATTTACATCCCCTTTACCATATGTATTAAAATTATATCCAGTAAACCCTACGCTATCTAAAAGCCTTCTAATAATTGCTTGTGATGGAGCATTTTGAATTACAATATCTGGGGCTAGTATTTCTTGTAAAAACTTTGCTCCGTCTAGTCCCTGAATATCAATATCTCCAAATTCTGACAAAGTGAAGGAATCTATGTAAAATATTCCTTGTGGAATAACATCGTCTCCTATTTTATTAAATGGAATCACCTTTACGTTCTTGTACAAATTTATATTATCTTTATTGAATGCCATTGTTTTGTCATACTCAATGCCTTTTTTATCATACCCCTCTAGTGACATTGATAGAGCATTTGATGTTACTGATCCAACTGGAACAATGCCAGATGAATCATCTGATGAAGTTTTTGAAATTTGAAAAGAAACTAATCTATTTGATACGTCTTGAATATATCTAGCACCAACTTCTATAACTCCAAGATAGGAGTTTGCAACGCTAATTGTATTTACAGATACAATTATTTTTTTAATATTTAATGGAGCAGTAGGCGTTGTAAATTTTGTAGTGGACCAGGAGGATCCATTGTAGTAAAGTTGGAACACTCCATTATCTGGCACAACTCCATTTGTAGATATTGTGGTTTCAGTACCAGCGTGATCTTGTATTTTAATAGACCACGTAGATGGCTTAGAGTAAGAAGTTTCAAATTTAACAAGTATGGTATTGGCAACAGCAGTTTTTGATATAGGATAATCTACAGTAAAACTAAAATTACTTAATGCTGTGCCGCCAGACTTGGGTGAAACCCAAAATTTGTATTGATTTTTAGGGCTAGAAAAATAAGTTCTTACTGGAAGATCTGAAGAAACGTTATACTTTGGTATGCTATTTATAACATTTGGGTTTAATATAAAATAATTAATTCCTGCTGCCGAAGGTCTTCTTGGGTCTATTATGCTGGTTAATGGAAATAGCTTTTTAAATGGCTGGTATGTTTTACCAGTAATTGGATCTGTTTGAGTTGCAGTTTCAGCTGGTGTAGCCGTAACCGCTGCATTTAAAATTAAATCGTTCATATTATATTCTAGCCAGCATCCGCCTGACATTGAATATGAAGCAGATGTATTAAGTTTATCTAGAGTTGTTTGGCTTACTGATTGCATTATACTTCTTCCAGTGAAATACTTACATCCCAAAATGCCTGTGCTGTATCCGCCGCTTTTTCCTTTACATTTCTTTTAATCATATTAAATGAGCATGAGGTAAAACTTGCGGCAAAATCTTCGGTTCTGGCTGAGTTATATGCTATTCTTACATTAAATGTTCCTTGGCCTTTGGCGCTTAAATAAAATGCTTTAATGTCTTCCGCTCCCCAGCCTGTATCTACGGTCATAGTGGAATATGACGGAACCATGCTCCAGGAGGTGGATATGTTCTTCTTATCGGCTATAAACAGCTTTCTAAGGCTTCCATTGGCCATTCTAGAGGTCTGCTCAAAGCGTTGTACATCTACAGATATTGGGGACCTATTATGCTCAGTTAATTTTTGCCAGACGCCAAGAGCATCTTGTATAAACAATGCTGAACCTACTGGTAAAGTTAAAGCTGCCATTATATATTCTTCCCCTGTCCAATCATTTTAACATTAACTTTAGCCTTTTGTCCAATAACAATTTCAGCTTTTTTGACAATCATATTTGACAATGCCTCGACATCCATTCCCTCAGATGCGTAGATATTTTGATTTACTACATATGATGCACTTGAAGATCTTTGTTGCATAGGCTCAAATCTTTTTGCAGCTTCTTTTAAGTCATACCTTGGTGATGCAAAAGGAACTTTTGCCATGTTAGGAATAACCATATTTCCGAATACCATTTCTGGCCCACGGTCTCCAACAATTGTTGGTATTTTTGGATTTAAATTCATAGTTCCAAACCCAGCTTTTGTCACACCCCAGTCAGAGTTATACCCGCCAACAGGACGGGAAGATATTTTCCATTTTACTCCATCTTTATCTAAAAATGTTGTTCCTAATACCTGTTCTCCCGAAGAAATTCCAGCAGCTGAAAGGGCGCCAGCTCCAACTTTATTAGCAGAATATCCAGATTCCTTTATCGCATAAGAAATTTTTTTCAGTTTTTTGGAATCTTCTTTATTTTGAATTGCGTCTACAATATCTTTAAGAGATGCTCCACCCTTAATGCTATTTGCAAGTGCATCGTTAACGGCAGAACCTGCTCCTGCTTTTGCTAATATTGATAATGCGTTTGCTTGTGGAGAAACTGCAACTTTTTTACTTACTACTTGCCCACCTTCATAATTTTGAAAATCCAGATACCTTGGCATCTTTTCGCCAGTAGCCGCTTCTACTGCAGCAACGAATCCAGCTGCTGCTTCTTTATTTGTTTTAACATATTCTTCTACTGATTTACCAGCTGCTTCAGCATTGCCATAAAGTGCGGTCATGGAATTATTAACTTTATCTATTGCCGCAACAGACTCTTCTTGCTTTTTACGATATGACTCTAAACTTTCTCCAGCTAGCGCTGCACTGTCGGCAGCCTTTTGTTGATTTTTAGCCATAGCTTCAATAGCAGCTTTGAGAGGTGCATTTGCAAGTTCATTTGCCTTATCAATAGCTTTTGATTGTGACTCTGTTTGTTGCTGACTTGTCAATGACTCCAAATCAAGTCTAAGTTCTTGAGATTTTTGTGTGTCTCCAGTTGCTTCAGCATTAAGCATTGCAATTCTGGTCTTTTCAATTTGTCTTCCAAGGTCGGCATCTGCTTGTGCTGCAGACAATGCTTTCTTTCTAGCTTCCGCCAATTTATTATTTGCTTCAATCTGCTTGTTAAGTGAAGACAGCCTCTCTCTATCAGATATTTGCTCTGAAACTTTTTGTCCTTTTAACGCTTGTGTGTAAGACTTAATTTTGTCTTCTAGCTTACCAAGTGCAGTGTATTGCTTTTCTAGAAGCCCGCCTTTGGCTGAATTTGTTGCTACTACAGATGTAGATATTGCAGCGAAAGCATCGGCAATTAATTGGGTTTGCTCGGCGTTTAATTTATTAAGGTCTCCAGTAAATCCTTGTGCTTGCAATCTAATTTTTTGCCATACGCTTACAACTGTATCAGATCCATTAATCATTTTTCTAATTCCTGGATTTATTTCTTCCATTGCACTAATTGTTCCTTCATCAATTACTGTTCCAGCTTCTTTTGAATTATTTATTTGATCAATCACTATTTTTTCAGCTTCTGCAAAACTTAGTGATTTTACTTTACCAGTCAAGTCTTTCGCCACAAGTCTTTCTCTTTTTTCAATTAAATCATTAATTGCAGTTTCAGTTGCTGTAAGGGCTGTATTTAATTGGGCGGCTTTTTCTTTATTGCCCTGAGTTTTAGTGTCTTCTCCAAAGCTAGTTACTGCAGAAACAGCAGCAGATTGGGGATCTGTAATTGCCTTAAAGTCTGCATTGCCAAGTGTTGCAGTGATTGACTGATCTTTTTTATTTGAAAGCTGAAGCATTGTATATATTTTTTTAGTTGCTTCTTCAGCAGACATACCAGCGGCAACTAACTGTTCTTTAATTCTGCTAACTGCGTCTGGAACCTTAGTTGAAGGCTGGCGGTTTAATATATCAATTTGCTCACCAAATGTTTCTTTAACTTCAACCTTTAATTTCGTGTATTCTGCAGTAGTCATTTGGAATGGCGTTCCGCCGTCTTTCATACTTTCATAAACTAACTTATTTGCATCAGCCATATCTTTTGCATTTTGAATAGTATCCTTAATCCTTGCGCCAAAATCTGTAAACCTAAGTCCAGCTTTTTTAGCTGCTTCTGCAGTCAAACCAAACGAAGCTATATTAAGATCTTGTCCTTCTTTATAATGCTTCCACATTTTGTATCCAGCAATACCTGCTGCTGTTACCGCTGCTAATGGTGCAACTAAACCTGCAGCAGCGGCTGCGGTTGCGCCAAATCCTGCGGAAGCTAATCCTGCTGTTGCTGCACTTGCTGCAGCACGTTTCCCAATCATTCCACCAATTTTTGGAAGAAGCATTTGGCCGCCCATCATTCCAGCCATGCTACCCATCATTGCGCCATTTTGACCGCCAAGCTTTCCACCTATTGCTCCACCTGCTGCCATTCCGCCCATCATTCCAACCATGTTTGCACCAGCGCCTTGACCAAATTCTGGATTTAATCCTTTTGTCTTTAAGTATTGTATTGGGTGCATGATTGCTGCTGTTGAGTATGCAGCATTAGTTCTAAATGAACTAGCCATTCTTTGGGCACGATCTTCTTTGCCACCTGGGAATGCTCCTGGTGCTCCAGCAATTAATATTTCAGAGCCACCACGTTTGTAAGACGAACCAATAGACTTGGCTGATGATGTTATGGAGTCTGCATATAATCTTGATCCGTCTACAAGTGATCTTATCGAATAAGATACCTGATCATTAATCATTCTTGTGCTTGTTACTAATTTATTTGAGCCTGCTTTAAGAGAAGAAGCAATTGATGAAAAAGCAGAGTCTATAGATGAGCCTGCTCCTGATAAGGGAAGTCTTAATCCTGGTGCGTAAGGGAAAGATCTTTGTCCCCCGTAAGATTTAGCTGCTTCAGCACGTGCTGCTTTTTCTGCAAGCTGTTCTGCACGTTTTGCTGGATTTCCACTAAGTCCATATGAGTCTTTACCGTATTTAATAACTCCGCCAACTTCATATCCAGGAATAATATTTCCGCTCTGAAGTGGTCTAAATATTTCTGGTCCTTTTTCTCCAACAACATAATTTTGTCCTGGAGATACTGGACCACCCATTTCTCTATTACCGCTAATATCAAATATTTTCTTTTTAAGTTCTGCTGTCATTGGAGTATTTTGTTTTGAATCCCAATTTAAATATTTATTTTTTAATATGTCTCTGTCTATTGGGGACAATTGTCTTAATACATTTCTATCTCCAATCAGATCTGAAGCTGCTGATCTAATAATTGAATCTAGTACATCTGGCTCAAGCCCGTGCTTTAAAGAACCAGTCTTTGCATCTTTAACATAACCGTATGGCTTTTCTTTTGCCATAGCTGCCGCAAACTTATCATAGAATAATTTTTGTGTATTTTTTCTTAATCCAGAATTTGCAAATAATGTTTCTGCCATTCCAATTGAAAGTGAGTTAACTCCCCATGGTGCTGACTCATACATACTTGGCTTAGGAGCTCCAGTTGGTCCAAATCCTGCACCAATTCTTCTCATGGCCAAACCCTTTAAGACATTGCCGATCATTCCTCCGCCACTAAATTTAGGCATCATGTGCGCTAATGCGGTAGGTTCTCCATTAATTTTTTCTATTCCATAATTACGATATGAGCCCATATACCTTGTACCATTGGCATCATTTGCTGCAATAAGTTTTTCTAAATCTGTTTTACCATATGGATTTAAAGCAGTCTCCGCTTGAATTCCTCTAGCAACTGGGTCAGTTGAATGGGCTCTTCTTTGTCCTGGAACATTTAAGCTTTCTAGATATTCTTTTCTTAAACGAAGCTCTTTAGCTACTGCAAGATATTCTTTGTGTTGTAGCCTTGACCATTCTGCTTCCCCAATTTTACCAGTACCAGACAAACCAGAAACCATGTTTGCTCTAGCACGATCAGTTAGTAATGCTATTTTGTCTGGAGGTACTTTATTTACTTGTAAAAATCTGGTAAGTGAAGGCAATGCCTGCTGAGATGATCCATGCATTAAATCGCTTACAATATCAGCCTTTTTAGCAGCACCATGAGAAAGAGCTGTATTGACACTTGCCCTTAATCTTCCGCCCCAATTTCCTACAAAATAATATTGTCTGCTTAATTCTCTAGATGATGATCTAAGAGCAGTTCCAAAAACACTTTCCTGATATGCTCTAGCTTCCGCACCAGACAAAGACATATCTCTGCCTCGAAGCATTTCCCTTGAAAGTTTTGGATTGCGTTTAAATAATTGTGATAAAATTTTAACCATTACTGCTGGATTTATTGCTCCATAATTAGATGTTGAAAGATTAATCTTTCCACCACCCATACGTCTTGGAAGTGGTCTTCCGTTATTTGCTGCATCTACTGCTGCTAATAATTCTGGATTGTCTTGAATTCCTGGACCAAATACTGTTTCTTTTGGTGTAAGCAAAGCAGTTATATTGCTACCGCTGTTATTATGAGTTGATGGTGCTGCTGCTACTAATTTAGCATTTGCTGGATCCATCGATGCCGCTTGATTTAATACATATCCACCCAATGGAATACTGCCCATTCTATCGTCATATGTAATAGATGCAGGACCGCTTACCCGAGTTTTGTTTTGACCAAAGTCTTCAATTTTTCCGCCAGCATTAAATCTAGGCTTTGTTGTTTGAATACTGTAACCAGCACCAGATGTTCTAACACCAAGACCACGTGCAATTGAATCTACCAGTTTAGAAGTTTCTGACTTATGGAAAAGCTCTTTCATGTTTGACTTGCCAGCTGCGCCTACTACTGGTTGAGATGTAAGCGGAACCATTCCCAAGTTTATGTTTCTTGCTTGAGCAGTAGCTACACCTTGCGCTGTTTGAGCTAGCATAACTTCTACTTGTGCATTTAATGCAAATATTTTAGCTCTAGCTGCCTCTACTGTAATTTTACCAGCTTGTAATTGCTTAACAATTAATGCTGTTTCGTCTGCTGCTAAAGAAGTTATCTTTGTCATTTGTGGAAGCAATGCTTGATATGAATCTGATAGTGATGCTGTTACTGTTCCAGTAGCAGCAATTTCAGTTTTAAGTAATGCTATTTCTGCTTTAGACTGCATTGCCAAAGCTGCGGTCATAGAATGCCACTTAGCGGCTTCTGCTGCAACTATTCCATTTGATACTCCGTTAACTGAAGTAACTCCAGGAATTCTTGGAAGGTCATCGTTCATGTATGTCTGTGGTGAATTTGAAAGTCTTAGGTTTACTGGCTTAGGTCCAGGAACTGTAGAGAATATTGTTTCGCTTGCTCTTTGTTCTGCAGTTTTTGATCCAGTTGGAATAACATGGGACATGTCTCTTGAATATGATTTGCCAACAAGAGGGTTATCTTTGTCTACAATTCTTCCCCCGCCTCGCATCACTGGGTTACCAGCTACGGTAGACATACTGTTGCTAGTTGCAACGGTAGATGACATTGCGCTTTGCTTTAGTTTTTCAAATGATGCTGCTAGTGTTAAAACTGCATCAGAAAACGTAGCTGCTGCTTTTGTGTCACTGTAGAATGATTGTTCTACATTTTTTGCAGCAGCCTCAGCTGCCATTAATTCTGGAGTTAATAACTTAAATCCTGTTCCACCCTTACCAATGTTTTTTAGGGCAAGTATTCCTTTAATGATATATCCAAAGAAGTTGGCAAGTACACCAGTTAACATAATAATAGGACCAGCAACTGCTGTAAGACTTCCAATAAATCCTAGTACAGCCTTAATTGGTGCTGGAAGGTTTCCAATAAACTTTAAAATTCCATCGATTGCATTTAATACAAATGCTCCAACTTTTAGGAATTGCTCTCCGACTACTGCAAGCTCTGCCTTTACTGATTCAAGTGCTCTTCTGTATTTACCAGATGCTGATTCTGTAAGTGCCTTTAATTCTCGTTCAGATATACTAGCAAGATCTTTCGTGCTAGCCTTCATTAAGTCTAATACTTGTAGGGTCTGGCTTCCTTCTTTCCCTAAGTTCTCAAATAATGCATTAATTCTTGCAAACTGAAACTTACCAAATAATTGTTCAATTGCTCTTGCTCTTTGTAGTGGTTCAAGTGAGTCTAGAGAATCCTTAAGTGCCATAATTGTTCCAGTTAAGTTGCCAGCATTTTTATCTACTATCCCAGCTAAATCAATTCCCAATCCCATAAACATTTCTTTTGCAACTTTTGTTGGGTTAATTACAGATGCTAATGCAGACTTTAATGCGTTGGCACCTTCTGATGCGTTAATTCCACCTTCACGCATTGCAGTTAAATAAAGTGCAAGATCTTCTACATCTCCGCCAAGTGCTTTTACTACTGGGCCAGCTTTTGGAATAGCTGTTACTAAATCATCTAGAGTTGTTGAGGTCTGGTTTTCAACGGCGTTCAGGAAGTCAATTGACTCTGCTAACTGCATTGTGTTTTGTCCAAATGCGGTTTGAATTGCGAGAGTTGCTTTCATTGCTTCTTGTCTATCTACTTCACCAAGAATTGCAAGTCTTGTTGTTTGTCTTGTTGAGTCAATTAGGTCTGCACCCTCTTTACCAGTAGCAGCAATATCTGCGGCAAGCGCAATAGTCTCTGTAAAGTTTGCTCCTAGTCCAGAAGCTAATTCTCTTGATACTGCCATAACATCTTTACGAACCTTAAGAAGATCAGCGCTGGATGTTGCAGTTAATCCTCCATAAACCTTTGTTAAACGAGTTAACTCTTGATCTGCTTCCTTAAATGCTTTTGCTGCAGCCATACCGAATGCTGCTAAAGGTACAGTTAATCCTACTGTTAACTGACGACCAGCCCACTGTGTATTCTTACCCCAGTTAATAAGCTGATTTGATCCATCCATCATTACCTTGTTCATAATAGATAGTTCTTGTCTTAATAATGCAGACTTATTTTTTGTTGCGTCTAGTCCAGATTGAACCATTACGTTGTATTGCATTAATCCTTGAGCGTTTTTACCTAGCGGCTGTATGATTGCGTTCTCAAGCATTACTTGTTGCTTGGCTAACTCTCTAACTAATGAGCTAGTTTTTTGTGTATGTCCTTGCCAGGCTCTAAAATATTGTCCTAGCTTCATTCTTCCGCTATCTAGGTTCTGACCAAACTTAGATACGTCTGAAGTTAATGTTACAAAGTGTCTGGCAAACTGGCCAGTGGAGCGCATGGTTTCGTCAAACTGACGATTCATTACTCCAACTTGGCTAGTTAAATTTTTATTTAAACCAATTGTTGTAGCTTGGAGTTTTAGAAGTTGAGAAGTAACCGCTTGTAACTGCGCTGTTAGACTAGAAAAATTAGCCGTCGCAGTTATGTTGGTAACTATATTTTGATCTGCCAACTACTTACTCCTTTTTGTATCCGAGTCCCGCTCCGATACCAAACCCTGCTTCTGAAGCAAACTGACCTTGTAATGAAACAACATCAGATGCACTTGCAGTTATTCCAAGAGCCTTTCTTCTTACATCTTCAAAGCTCTTGCTTTCTTCTTGTTCTTCGGCGTCATCAAGTTCTACGCCTTGTATTGCGGCCAAAAACTTTCTTTTTTCTGATTCAGACTTTTGCATAGATTTAAAAGTTTGAATCAATTCTGGCATTGAAAGGTTGTCTTCCAATTCCTCGTAATTCTTATAGTTTCCTATTAGAAATACTTCTCCTTCTAATGCAGCTAGATCTAGTTCTGACCAGCTAGAACCGCTGCTGCTAACAAATTTGGATCGTCCATCTTGATTCCACCGCAAACTTCAAGGATACGATTAATTGTAGGAACGTCAAGGGTGTCCTCGAATGCGTCTCTATCTTTTACCAAATCTGGAAGCTGCTTCTCTAGTGCTACTGCACAAGCATCGATTAGGATGGTTAGCGTCTCATCTTCTGTAGTTACTTCTGCCGTCTTTGCAATAGCTGCCATAAATTTTCTAAGCTCTTTAATTGTTAAAGGCTTTAACTTTACGGTTGCGCCATTTTGTAGTTGAATCTCTTCTACATCATATACTGTTGTTGCCAATTTAAATCCTCCTAGGATCTCGTCTTAATTATTGTATCATATCAGAATTACCAATACAATGTTAAAACCCCCCTAATTTCTTAGGGGGGTTTTATTAATTAATAAGAATTAATTATGCGCCTGTCTTATTTAGAACACGGTCTACGATGAAACCATATTCCTGACCAGCCTTTGAACCATCTGGAAGCAAACGGAATGTAACTGGGAATGTTGATGCTGCGTTACGAGCCAAAGAGAACTGTGACTGTTGTACAGAAAGAACACGACGTGCATAGTATACACGCTCTGCCTTTGTTACTCCTGCTCCAGATGTTGGAGCCTGTCCTACTGCAACTAGCTGACGCTCTGTTGGTGCCTCACCAAGAGCTCCACCAGCAAGACCAAGCTTGTCTACTGTTGCTCCATCTGTAAGTGTACCTGAGCTCTGGCCGAATACTGCAAGAATGTTCTCAAGAGTTCCTTCTGCCATTTCTGTTGCGATCATAACTTCCATTGACTCCTTGAAAAGCTTTGCTGTATCAAGAAGCTGATCTACTGTTACTGAACCGTATGATGGGTTGTATGTAACCTGAAGACCGTTGTTTGTGTAACCAACGTTTCTGTAATAGAATGCTGGTGTTGTTGAAGCAGTTACTTCATTCAAAGTATCTGTGTATGACTTTCCATCAGCTGAAGCTGTTGGAGCTGAAAAAGCTGGTGCTGTTGAGCCCTGCTCTCCAGGTGCAAAATTTTCTACATATCCTGTAGCTGTAACGTCTAAGTTTGAGATAAATAGTGGTGAAGCACCAACTAGAATATTCTTAGCATTACCTGCAATTTGATTTGCCATGTTTTAAAACCTCCATTATTAAATAAATATATATATATTGACTTACTGTAAAACTTTAAAGCAAGCTGGCTAGGCTCATTTCCTCTTGGTATAATTTTATCTTACAATCAACCAAAAGGCAAACTAATCAAACCTGCCCTTGGCCCCTACGGTTCTAGAGTATTTAACCTCTAATATAATGTCTGCTGCCAGGAAGCCTGCTAGCTCCTCAGATGGCTCTGTGGGAGACATGTCCACAATCATTGTATTGTGGAATATTATCTTGTCTGTAGATTTGGAGTTGTTTAAGTCTCTGGCAGAATCGTCCATTCTTCTAAATACATCCATCATCATATTCCTAATGGCATTTATTTCAGCATGGTCTACTGAGTAAATTGTAAATGATATCTTTTCGCAACATATCATCCAGTTTTCTTCATAGGTGCTACCTATCTTGTCATAAACTATATGGGTTTTGCCGCTTAAAAATTGACTCATTTCTGGAGCCTGCTGAACTGGGATAATTGGAATTATTGCTTCGCCTAAGTTGTCGCTGTAATATGAATTAGGATCAACTAGACTGTTTAGTATTAGTTCTTGCCACAAGTGTTTTCTAATTTCATACATTGCATCTATATTATAGTTTACCATTATGCTACCCCTCCAAATTGTTCAGTTAATGCTGAGTCCGCCTGTAGTCTAATTGTACCTGGACTAAAAGAATAACGCACCTTGGATATAGAAGAAGGAACTCTCATTGCCTTTTCAAACTTAGATCCAAATATATTTTGAAATCCAGACGCCTTTATAGAATGAGATACCATAGGCCCACTAAAATATCTGCTGTATGCAAGATTGAATTGATTGGTAGATGCTCTACCGCCTGGGCTTCTTACTGTAACTGACTTGCCCTTTGGCATAAATACAACTTCTCCATCAATTTCAAATACCAGCCTTTCAGCTGATTTTGGTCTGATTGTAATTGGCATGCCTTTTTCCATTACTGCAGCCTTATTTGCAAAAACGTATCTACTCTTTTGTTTTCTATTTTTTGTCGGCACGGAAGATTTAGATAATTTTAAATCATAGTTAATTTTAAATGAAAGTCCAATTGAATCCATTCTGTTTAGTTTAAATAATCTACCAGTAGTCTGACCAGTTTTATTCCATTCATATACATGGTGTAATGATTTTGGCTTTGTACGTGCTTGAGAGTCTATAAATAGTCCAAAGTCTTTGTCTATTTGATTAAATATTGTAGTTTTAAAAAGTCTTTGAAATGCTTTGTTTGACGTAAGCTTTGCTGCTACATTCGCTTGGTAATATAAGAATGCAGATATCTGTGCTACGTTACTGTCTTTAATAACTCCAGCGGCAGATGAACCAACCATGAATCTTTCTAGGCCAGATGCTGCTTGTAGTAGTGCTACTCCGTTAGTCTCCAATTATCTGGTTCTCCGACCTTTTGGCAATTGAATTGTATGCCATAAGTGTTCCAAACGGATCTGTGATTGGTGTTGAGCTTACTATCTCAAAGACTGTGGGTGTATCATTTGGGTAATTTAATTCATACCATATTACATTGTTGGAAGAATCTTTAATGTTAGTTATTTTTTGTCTATACGTAATTGGTGTTTGTGTTCTAATTTCTATAGTTTGAGTGTTTTCATATTTAATTGATATAGACCTATTGTCTCCGCTTCTTGCAGAAGATGAGTTAGATATCATTCCTTTTGCAAAACAAGGGAGTGTCTTTTCATATATCCAAGACTTTTTAATAGCACCAGTATTTGGGTCCTGATAGTCTTCTTGCATATATATATCTACTTTCATATTGAAAATAGAATCGACCAGATTGTTCATGTTAAATAACTACCATTTTGTTTGTGACGTATGGTAGCAATAGCTGGTCTGCATAGTTATTTCCTGTGCCACTAAATGCTGATGTATCGTATTGGAACTGCCAGTCAAATGTTTGTATACTCTTTATGTATTTATTTCGCCACTCTTTATCTTTAGAGAAAAAGTCTCTCATTAATTCAATACAAGCAAGCTCTACCTCGTCTGGTACATTTTGCCAACCATATCTACCAGCAACCCTGTATGTTCCGCCGTTTACAAATATACCTCTTCCACTATCATTAATGCTTGGAGGAATCATGCCGTTTGCGTAATATACCACATTGTCTAAAGCGTTTGATCTATCAACTCTTAACCCAAATCCACTTTCAGATACCGAAACTGGCATATTTAAATTATTAATGTTGTTAATTGTATCAACCAAAAGCATGTCATTTAAATAAAGCTCGTGTAACTGGTTAATCTTTTGAGGCAACGGTAAAACATCTGCACCAGTTGAATAAACAATATTTACATCATCATATAAATGGAACTGCTGTCCAGTATAGTTTTCAATTAACTTTCTAGCATATCGCTCTGCAGCAACCAAGTCAGCAAATGTTTTATAGTTTGGGTCAGATTGATCAAATCCAAACCCTAATGCATCTGCTGCCTGCGTTAAGTCTACGTATGGAGTTACAACAAAAATCTTATGCTCTTTTGTTACTAACTGTCCATCAACCTGATATTCCCATACTAGCTTTAATGATCTAGGTCTGTTTGTAAGAGCCAATGGTGGGTATACACTGTATACTCCAAAGTCCGTGTCTACTTCTTCTGCTGTTTGTGTGTGTAAAAGAGTTAATGGATTAATAGATGGAGTAACTGCTGGGTCTTCAGTTATGTCATAAAACTTAACTGTTGGAAGTGAATCTGCTCTAGATATGCCGCCTTTCCAAAAGACTCTTTGCTTTACTGGAGCATTTGTTCCTACTATAATTTCCATTTTGTGTTGTTAAGGTTAGCCGTAATAATCCTGTACTTCTTTTGGTGTGGCTAAACGAAACCCCTCCTCTATATCAAAAATTTCTTGAGCAGAATCTTTATGCATTGCTACAAATGGGTGTTCCTGTGTGAACGTGTGGCCCAAAATGTCATACCTAAAGTTTGCCCTTGTCATTCTAACTAGTACAGTATCTTCTGTACGCTCTGCCTTTGGATCAAATACTGGGAGGATTTCAATTTCCTCTTTTGCATCTTCTACATCCTTTAGTGTCTTAGTATACACTTCGTATGTAACACCCTCTTCTGATAGTGCTGCAATTATGTCTTGCTTATTCTTAAGTCCTTCTGTTTCAACTGCGAAATCTTCTGCAATTGCTTTTAGCTCTCCGACCTTTAATGTGTCAAAAGACATTTATTACTCCTTTTTCTAGGTAAAACCATTATAGCATTGTATAATTAAAATGAAAAGCCCCCAAAATTAATTGGGGGCTTTTCTTAGATTAATTCCTAATTAGGAAGCTATCTTAACGTTCTTTACAACTACCCAAGCGTCTGCCTGCTCGATTTGAACGCCAACACGAGTATACATTGTGTACTCAATTGAGTCCTTACGTGGCCAGAAGAAGCGGTAAACTGTTACGTCACGCTTTACACCAATTACCACGTTGTTAGGGAATGTCAAGTGGACATCTCCGTGTGATCCTGATGGGCTTGCGTATGTACCAGTTTGTGTCTCTGGAAGAAGTGGAACTTCAACGATTGGAATACCAAATGCGTATGGAGCTACATATCCTGCAGGACCTCCTAGAACAGGAACATCACCACGGATAATGCCAGAGGCAATATCTTGTGGAGTAACGTTCTGGATGTTCTGTGAGTTAGAGTATAAGTAATCTTGGATCAAGTTTGATCCTGCAAGGAAGCGAAGGTCTGTACGACGTTGCTTGTACTTACGTGGAAGAGCCTTAAGCGCTGAGTTGAATACAGCACGAGAAATTACTGCACCCGCTGCATCTACTACACGACCAGAGGTCTTAGCTTTCTTTACAACACCATTAAATGATTTGTAAAGAGCATCGGTTGTTAGAGATTCGTCACCGTTAAGAATAACATCTTCGATGTCATTTCCTGCTTGTGTCGCCATCAAACGTGCAATGTGATCTTCTAGATCTGCACCCTCGATGTTATCTTCTAGTGATTCTGTTGAAAGCTCCCAGTCCATGCGTAGCTTCTTTGTTGTTAAAGAGATCTTTGAGAAAGTTACAGCTGAGTTAACACCTGTATTATCTCCTTCGGATGCAAGCTTAACAAGCTTTTCTCCTACTGACATACGATCAATTTCTGTTGTGTCTGACTTCATTCGAACTGTACGTGCGACTTTTCCAATTACGGTTGAATCGAACATATAGTCTAGGAAGCGAGCTGATTGTTCTGGATTAAGAAGACCACCGTTGCCGTTTTCAGACGCTGTGTGTACTCCTGCTCCTCCAGTTGTTGATGCAAAACCAGTTGAGGCTGTTGTGCCTGCTGCGATTGCTTTTTCTAATGTTTCATTACTCATTTTTATTTCACCTACCCTAGTTAAATATTTCGTTTACGGAACCGAGGAAAGAACCGTTCCATTTTGATTTGTTTACTGCTGGTGCAACAGACCCGCCAAGGTCTGAGGACTTTTTAATTGCTGTATCGCCTTCTACGGCATCTACACGCTTTTGAACACCATCAATGGTGCCCTTTATTTCTGTGACAGCGGCACTAAGTGCACTGTGCTTTTCTGCTAACTCTGTAATTTGAGCATTTACGCTCTTACTAAAAGTCTCTACAGTTTCTTTGATTTCTGAAACCTGTACTGCATTTGCCTCTGTAGCCTTGCTAAGAGTATCTGCAAAGAATCCCTTTAGGTCTACTAACATTTTTGCAAAATCAGGTTCTTCAACTGCAGCTTCTGCTTGAGGAGCATCAACCGACTTAAAGACATTTACAGAAGCAGAGTCTGCATCTTCCACTGAGTTATCAGTGTCTGGTGCATCTTCGACTGCAGGTGCATCAGATGCTACTACGGTCTCTTCAACGATTGCTGTTTCTGCAGTTACTACTGTTGAATCTTCAGCTTTTACGTTTAGTTTTTCCACTTCATTACCTCCTTGTACGTTAACCTGTTTTGCTATTGTTTGTATTCCAGGTAACGGAACTCTTGACTTCTTAAATGAAGCAAGAATCTTATCTATCTCTTTTGATTTGTTTATGTCTGAGCTTTCGACCCATCCAATTAGCGTAGCTTCTTTTCCAGTAACTGGAGAAGAATACGTTTTGTCTGTTGAGATAAAAACAGAATCGCTTTCTTCGCAATAAAAAATATTTTCTGTAACTACATCTGCTGCCATACCTTTAAATACAAGTTGGCCGTTCATTTTCTCTATTGAAATAATATTGCACATTTCGTTTGCTGGAGAATCAACAATTGATAATTCAATTAAATCATAATCTTTAATAAATCTTACAGTTTCTCCTGTTGCTTTATTCATTTCATTATCTGACTCTTTAATTTTTCCGCCAATTGAAAAACCTGAAAGTGTTCCGTCAAGAACTTTCTCCCATGTATCTTGTGCGCCTTTAGAGATATATGATGTTACATAAACTCCATTATAAAATTCTTTTGACTTTTGATCGTAATATGTTTCTGGTTTAAAAGAAACTACTTTGCCTACAGCTAATGGTTGATGCATCTCTCTAAGATTGCCTCTAAAACTTTCAAATGCTTTTATGCTTGCTTCTGCTGTTACAACGTCACCTGTTTGGTCTACGTTGTCTAATGTAGCGAATCCAGAAACAGTTCTTGTCTCCCTATTCACTTTTGTGAATGGGACAGACAAATGAATGTTTTGGCCATTGGTCGACCACTGTGACTTTTCAATGTTCATATGCTTAATTTTAATGGTTTATCTACTATAAAGCAAATAGCAGTTGATTAGGGTTAGTCAACCCTTTTTCCGTCACCCTTTGCATTTCTGCCTTCTCCGACTTTATCGGAAGATGCAGCAGATCTTTCTGAATCCCTAGCCCTAGTTTTCCCAGCAGTTGCCTTTTGATCAGCTGCTTGCTGTGGCTTTAATTCAACCATTTCGTCTCCGCCGTCAACAGGAATCATTCCTTTTCTAATTCTAACTTCATTAGGAGTAATTACCTGCATTCTTAAATATCTTTCGTCTATTTGAGACTGGGTATCTTCGTCAGTCAAAGTCAACTCTTCGAATTTAATTTTTAATGCATCTGTCTTTTCTTCAATTATTGAATTAATTCTTTTTTCAAGTCTCATTTGAGCTGGACGGCAAACCTGCTCTTTAAATGTTTTATCTGCATCTCTAGCGTTTGCCAAAGATACGCCTTCTGGAACACCAATTTTATTAATTGGGACTCTGTGTGCCAATAGAATTTCATCTCTATTTGACTGCCTATAAATATTAAATGAAGACTCTTGGGCACCAGCTTCAACTGGTTCCATTTTAAATTCAACTTTATTGTCTTGAGTGTCGGCTGGTAGAGGAATATATAGTGATCTGTGGTTTTTACCCTTTAATCCAACTTGGAAGAATTCAAGCAATTTCCTTTCTGACTCTGGAGAAAGCTTTGCTCCCTTAACTGTAATAATATATCTTGGTACCGCTTTGTTTTCAAAGTAGTCAAGGTTGTATCTGCCAGCAAATTCATTTCCCGCAAGTGACATCTGGGCTGCTACAATATCTGGAATACCGTAGTAATTATTCATTGGGGTATATTTCTTTAAATGAATGATTTCGTTTGGTCTATCCTCTGAATCGCCAATTGGATTAATAGTTTCTGTATCTCCAAAGTTTCTAAAGAATACAGCTTTTCCATAAAGCAATTGCATAAATCCATCTCTAAGTCTTCTTACACGCATAGTTTTTGCTGGTATATGGCCAATATAACCAATGTCTCCGCCTGTAGTTCTACCAATTTCGAGGTAGCCGTTACCAGTTGCTTCTAGGTCTGTATACGCCTTTATTAATGTTTCGGTAAATGTATCTTCCTCATTTGTTGCATCTAGCCAGTCTTGAAGATCTTGTTTTAATTTATTTAGTTTTCTACGAGCTCTATCTAATTGCTTATCATCTGTTATTGCATCAATGGCATCATTCGTTTTTCTTGTCTCCATAAAAGAATATCCAAGACCAACAATATTTGCCACCTTAGCATTAATAGCTGCATAGTTGTATGTTGAAACTTCATATATTTGAGAAAGATATTCTAGATTATATACTGGTTGTACAAGGTCGAACATTGCATAACCAGTAACTGCTGATTGCAATAGATTTTGTTGTGTTGCTGCTCCATCTTTACCAGTAAATGATTTTGCAAAATCTCTATTTACTTTTCTTTTAAAGTTTGTTCCAAGGCCTCTTACTTTTTTAAGGTCATCAATACCAATTGCAAATGGGTCTACGTGTTCTTTTTCTTTCTTAAATGAGAATAGGTCTGAACTATTTTTAACAGATACCTCGTATGTATCTTCTGGTCCGTCTTCTAAAAATTGTGTCATCTTACAGATCCCCCTCTTAAAATTGAATCTTTATATTCTCCAATATCTAATGGATCTGGAGTAAGGCCCCATTTAAGTCTTTCGTTTTGATGCTCAAATTCTTCATCATCAATTTTTCTTCTGCCTGAAAGAAATTTAGGCTGGCCTTCGCTAATTCCATAATGTCTAACAGAATCTGCGAGTGCGGCAATTTTAGATCTGTTGCCTTTGGTTGATGTTATAGAAAGGAAATTTCCATCATCATCGCCGATCCATCGACCATCTGGCATTTCCCATACGTATATGCCTAGGCGTGTCTCTTCAACAACTTGACTTTTTTGATTTAAGATTTCCATATGTTAACCAGTTTACCATTATTCTCAACAAAAGTCCATCTTCTGTCCTAATCTGTGACAATATTTTAAAAATATTGCAGGCTAAACGTCAAAAGATCTTGTGAAGTAGGCTGTGTTGTCTAGGCCAGTAGCACTTTCTGAGAAAGTTATGCCTGGGTCTTCTATGGTAAATGAATTTTCTGAGCAATACAGCTTATAATTCTTTAGGGCTTCTGGAGCGGTAAATGGGGTTTCATAAAATGCTAAATTGCTATAGGTATTAGATCCACCATATTCCGACCCACTTTGGTTCTGATTTAATTTAATATTTGTGGCGCTTGCGCTTAGCACTATTAATATGTGATGAGATACTCCACTTAATAAAAATTGGGATACGTTGGTGGATGTAGTTCTATTTACTCCATTGACGTATATTGCACTAATTCCATTTTTTGTTATTACCCCGCTATTTGTCCAGCTTAAAGAGGCTAAGGCTGATGAGAATAAAACATTCTTACCTTCTCTTGGAGTAAAAAACATTTCTATTGTTCTTGGCTGTATTGGAAGGTCTACCGAAAAGCCATAACCAGATTGCATGGTCAATCCGTTGTATTTATTTTGCATTCTTACTGGGTAGTTATAATAACCCAATGAATAATCGTAGTTTGAATATATTTTACCCCCACCATTATCAGAATAAAAATCTTTATTTGAGTATAAGTCAATTTCCAATTTATCAAAGTAGGGGAGGTCAAAAGATGAATCTAGAGTGTTCATTGTTACACGTATGTCTAGTATTGGACCAGATAGGTCTTCATTTTTATTATAATATGGAAGAGTAGAATTGTTTTTACATACTACCCATGGCTGCCCTGGAACCTTAGCTTCCACTAAAATGTTTTGCACATCTTGGCCATAAGATATCCTAGAAGAAACAATGTTCTCTGGGTTTGGCACATAAAGTCTTTCTTCAAATACAAAAGTTTTTTCTTCTACTAATTCTGTCTGGGCAAATTCTATTCTTTTATAAGTTGGATTATAGTATGCGTCTCCCGAAACTATAGAATCTAAGGATTTAGATCCAGGATATCTATATGAAACTGCTGGTTTTAAAAACACAGAATTTAATGAAAACAATACGCCGTTTTTAGAATAAACAATTTGTGAATACTTAGTTTCTTTATACCCAGCTAAATAATGTGCTAAAATTTTTGTGTCTTCTATTTCATAATTATATATTGCTGCCGAATCTACTACAAATCTCTTTCCAGTATTTGCTGGACCAATTTTAGGAGTCATGGATGCATTTGTAAATTTAAACCCTGCTGTAATAAATTTTTCAGAAACCAGAGATCCGTTTATATACAAAGACATTTTATCTTTAGAAAATATTCCCACTATATGCATTACTTTAGTCTTGGCTACTTTAGACCAGACTTTTTCTTGCTCCGTGCACTTAAATATTACATTTTCATTTTTATAAAATAAACCTATTTTATTTGTTGCATCTCCAATGATTAAGTATTCTGATAGGTCAGAAGGATCTGGGCTAAACCATATTTCAAATGCAAAGGGGTTGTCTGGGCTTTTAGAATTAGCAATTCCTAAAGCTTTTAAAGACAGATCAATATTTTCATTAATTTCAGTACCTCTGACGCCAGCTCCTACTATTGGAAGAACTTCCATATCTGAAGCATCTATTGCGTAGCCCTCCATAGAATTTCCAGAGTAGTCTACAATGGGTAGTCCGCTAACTGCTGCATATGAAATTCCATTATCTTTTAAATCTTGATAGGTGGAATACAGTGAAGTTAAGTTGCTGTATAAATTAGTTTCTCCAGAACGAACCTCATCCAACAAAAAAAATGCAAGTGGGTTATCTTTTAAGACAGTATACTTATATGACATGTCTTACTTCTCTTCTAGGGCTTTGACTCTCGCTGTAAGCTCTTGTACGGCTTTAATTAATGGTGCCACAAACTGATCATATCTTAGGCCTTGCATAGAATCTTCTTGTGACATATCCATTTTTACCCAACCAGCAAAATCTCCAACACCAGATTCATCTAATGCTTGTTTTACTTCTTGGGCAATAAGTCCATAATGTGTTCTTGATCCAGGAATAGAAACTATGTCTCCCTCAACTACTTCTTTTCCACCTTCAAGGAATTTATATTTTACGGGATTTAAATTATTTATAAAATCAAGGCCAAGTGGAGATGTAACAATATCAGTTTTTAATCTTTCATCTGAAGTATTAATGGTTCCAGTATTAGAGTATATTGTTTTCCAGAATCTATTTGATGAAACTCCATTTGGGACATCTGTTGGCTGCCCCATTGAATAAAGATTGTTTGCAAATGGGTACCAGTTAGAGTTTACTCCGTATCCAGAAGATGTCGGTATATTTAAACTTATTGTTGTTGCTATTGGGTCAATTGTTGCGCTGTCTCCAGGAATGCCTTGAGGTCCAGTTGGTCCAGTTGCGCCAGTTGCGCCTCTTGGTATTGTAAATGAAAAAATAGCGTTTGCTGTCGTTCCAGTATTAACAACTGAGGCATTTGTTCCAGCCGCACCAGTTGTAGTTGTTCCAACAGCTACTGTGGCTGGACCTTGAGGTCCAGTTGGTCCTTGTATGCCTTGCGGACCTTGGGGAAGAACTAAGTTTAATGTTTGTGAAGGACTGGTTCCAGTTATTGTTGCGCTAGCAGAGCCGCCTTCAACAACAGTTCCAATATTTAAAACATTAGAGGGACCAGGACCACCAATAATTCCATCAACACCTCTTGGTAATGTTAAATTCAATATAGCATTAGATGCAGTTCCTACATTTACAACTGATGCTGGTGTAGCAGCACTAACAGTAGTTACTGTACCTACCGCTAAGGTGCCTGAAGGGCCCTGTGGGCCTGGATTAGCGGCAATGAATGTCGCAATGTCAGCGCCAAGGTTTCCTAGGTCTCTAGGTACGTCTGGGGTGTCTGTGTAGTCTGGAAATCTCCAGCCATTTACTCCTGTGCTCATTTTTTTATTATACCACCTATCTACTTAATATATACGTGTGCTGGGCTCATGTATCTAGTACCAGACACAATAGGCTTTACTTCGTGTATGTAAGGCTCTTGTGATGGAAACATTATTAGGCTTCCAGCTTTTGGCTTTATAGTCACATTATGGTTTGGGAAATTAATCTCTCCGCCCTCATAATCATCATTAATATATGCTACTAAAGAAAATGCTAAATCTTTATTTCCATCTTGTCCATCAAAATGTGGGCCCATTGATTGTCCTTCATTCCAGGCTTTTATTGTTATGCGATCAAGATTTAGGTTATATTTATTTTTATCTAACCTTCTAGATTCCAAATATCTATCGGTGCACATTTGAAAAGCCATTGAAAAACTATTAGCAATATAAAGAGTTTTTTTATCTACCATGTCAGATCCAGTAGTTTTTTTTAAAGCAGACGCATTTATTGTTTTTGTTTTACCGTATACTAGACTAGAATCATTGCTAGCAGTCCAATTTTCCCATTTAGATATTCTGGAATATGATTCTGGCTCTTGGTCTATTTTGTCTATAAAATCTTTTAAATGTTCTGGAAAGCTTAATGCATTTTCCCAGTACCATATATCTGTTCCCAAAACTTTAAGATCAAACATTATAAATTGCTTAAACTCTACATTGTTTTGCATGCTATCCTTCTACTTCTGATGCTGGATATACTTCTCCACGGGGGGTTATTCTTAATCCTTTATTTCTGTAGTCTTCCCACTCAATAGCTTCATCTGCTTGCATTGCTCTAACCTCAGCAAGTTCTGCCGCCCAAGCATCTCTAACTTCCTGTGGATAATCACTTTCTTCTCTATCATCCCAGAATGATCCAAGAGTGTATCTTATAGATTTTTTAACTGTTGTAACTTCGTGCATGTTATGGAATCCTCCAGCAAATGTTACTAGGGTTCCAGTTTTTGGAACAATTGTTAATCCATGCTTAAAGTTTAAAATACCATCTTCAAAATCATCGTTTAAATAAAGAAAAGTTGCATATCTACTTCTAGTAAATGCTCCCGAAACTCCATCATTAGAAGTATTGTCTGAATGCATATTTGCAAAAGCTCCTGGTGCCCATCTTTGAGAGTGCCAGCTTATCTGCGACATTTGTTCTGGATCTTTACCAGCCATGTCTGCAGTAGCATCTATAACTCTTTGTCTAAGGTCTACAAAAAAATCTCCTGGTAGGCCACAGGCAATTGTGTCTGGGTCATTTAACTCTGGAGTACCTGATGAGTATGACTCATAAAATGAAATTGGCATCCACTTTAATTGTTCTTTTTCCATCTTAATGGCTAGAACATCAATGATTGATTTACATTCATCTGGAGTTAAGAAGTTGTCATATTGCACAATATCTGGCTTGTGTCTAGTTATAACCATATTTCTTTCCATAATTACATTATCCCCTTTTCCTTTTCAGCATCAAATGGGACGCCAAATTGCTTTTCAACATGCTCTTCATATGTAACTGGAACTCCGTCATTAAAATAAACCATGTTTCTTTTATCGTCGTAATCAATTCTTTCTTGCTCCATTTTTGCCCATTTGTAAGCACCAAATTTTCTTTGGTTGGCAAGCCATTCTTCTGTGCCATTGTGAGGGGTCATTATAAAATTTCTAACAAAAAATTTCTCATTGCTATTAATTGTTTTTACCCCATGATAATATGGCTCTGTTGAAGGAAATACTAAAATGTCACCAGCTTTTGGCTTATGATTAATGAATTGCCCATTAATATAAAACTCTATATCTCCGCCATCGTAATCATCATTAATATACATTGTGCAGGTAATTGAAAATTTATCCCCAGGCATATCTTTTTGTGATGTTATATGGTCTGTATGATACTGCATGGTAAGTTTACTCTTAAGGTTGTCAACTCCTGCATGATATTTAGAATAAGAGGATCCGCTGAATCGCCAGCCTTCTGGCAACTCGATGTTGTGTCTTTCTATGTAGTCCGCTATAACCTTACTGTATGCCGCTTCAACTTCTTCAACAAATGCTTTTTCTTTAATAAACATTTCTGTAGATTGAATTTCTGCAGAAACTTCTCTTATATCTTTTTTCTGAGTATACGTTCCAAAATGAGCCCAAGGATCCCAGGTCTTTAAAAAATACTTTCCTTCTGAAGTTTTTTCTGAAGCGTTCATTACTTCATATAGTTGTGCTGGGTCTTTTAAGACATTTCTATAAACATCAACTTTTGGATAAAGCTCTACATGTTCTAATTCACTCATGGTTGTTTTTCTCCTGTATGTTTTTGTATCGTCCAAAAGAATGGAGATGTAAATCTATTTCCAGATTTTACTGGTCTTACCCCGTGTGTATAGTTCATGTCACCTGGGAAAAAATATGCTGCTCCAGCCACTGGCTGAAATTCAATTCCATGTTGTGGGAAATATAATTCTCCACCTTCATAATCATCGTTAAAATAAAATAAACCAGCTAGGTCATACCAAGGAAAATCATTTGCTCTTCCTTTTTCTGGGCCAGAATGAAATTCTTTGTCTGCATGTGGCTCTTGTCTTGCACCAACAGGCCACCTAACAATTGCTGGACCAGTTTCTTTTGCATCAACATTAAAAAATGCGTCTACCTCTATTTTAAGTCTTGCTATCATGCTATAAATTAATTCTAAAATTGATGGGTCTGATGCCATTAAAGAATTATATGTGCAAACTCTATCTTCCCAAACCTTATGGTCATATAAAACTAAACCATCGGCATCCCTATGTGTTTCTGTTATGTCCCAAATTTTATTATTGAGGGCAAAATCCATCAGCCTCTTACGTTCTTCTATTGTAAGGAATTCTCTAATTTCAACAATGTTGTCTGTTGAATTTCCAAAAAATCCAGACGGAGTAATAGATTTTGGTTTTTGATCTTCTGTCCATTGGTTTGCTAGCTTCATTTATCTATTATATCATTTCCCCTGTTTAATTCATGATTAACTTTAAATCTAATAGCTTTTACTTGATGGCTTCCTATGGCATTTTTAAGATGATCTACGGCATCTCTATAAAAATTGGACCAAACTGCTTTTCTATTTAAATCGTAAATAACATTAGAGTATTCGGTTGAATCGAACTTAGGGTCTGGCAAAGATTCTACGCTATCAAAATTTATTTCTGAGTTTTGTAGGCCCTCTAGATCTATTGGCAATATTGCAATTATAGGTGTTCCTGCTTTTATTGTAATAACCTCGTTTGGCTTGGTTATCATCCAAGCACATGGCAATTCTCCTCTAAAAAATGATGTGCTTATTAGAGTTGTAAAAGGCACGGCACCGTCAATAAATAAATTTGGAACTGGCATAGATAGAAGACTTAAATTTTCTTCAGTAGAAAACATTATTCCTGTATTAAAACTTATAGTTGCATTGGCTCTACCAGAATAAGCATATTTTTCACCAGATAAAATTTTAACATGATCTGGGGTGCTGTCCGTTACTCCATCCCATATAAAAGATATATCTTCGGGAAACGATATTCCCCAGCCAAGCTGATTAGTTAGCCCTACTGGAAAACATTTGTATGCGTGAGAGTCCCAAGTGTTATCCATCCAATCTCTTTTAATTGAAAGAGGAAAAACTTCTCCGTAGCCATCTCTTATTGTATATGCCTTAATTTTATGCATACGAATTCTTGCCAGTTTTTGCATCTTCTTCTAGCCATCTGGTTCTTGCTTCAAAAAACTCTTGTCTGTGAGCATGATCATTATAATCAAGCATTGTTACAATAGAAAACTTCATGCCATCTTCTACTGGCATTGCTCTATGTGAAAACAAATAAGTAGATGGGAAAATATATAAATCACCAGCTCTTGGCTTAATGTCTAAGCCTAATTTAGGGAAAAATAAATTTCCTCCCGCATAATCGTCATTTACATAAGCAACTAATGATACTGTAGCACTATATGAAAATCCATGGTCGGCATGCTCTTGGAAATGTTGTCCCTTGCCGTATCTAATACAGTTCATGACTTCCCAATAATTCATCTTTACGTTATATTTAGCGCAATAGTCTGCAACTGCCACATCTTGTGCTTTTTTTAAATCAGACCATAATTCTCCAACTAGTTTCTGGGTTTCATTAGCTGGACTAATTATCTCTCCAATTTTAATATCTTCGCAATCTCTATATGATGGTATTCTATCACTATATCCAACAAAGCCGAATGTCCAATTGTATCTGGAATCTCCTTCTTTATTAGCAGAATTTCCTATCGTGTTTAATCTATTAATAACATCTAAATCTTTTTTAATTACATCTCTGTATACCCACACGCCTGGGAAAAGCTCTTCTTTTGAAGAAAATCCATATTGGTCATTTATAGTAGTCATGCCTTTATTGTATCATTTTGAATTTACAAATACAATAGCAAAAAGAGGGGCAGCTTGTGGGCTACCCCTCTTTTATAGATATTTAAGCTATTACTAGGAAGGAATTAACGATAAACCATGGCTGTGGAGATGTTCTAACATCATAAACAGTTGATTCTGCTTCACCCTTTTCAATTGAGGTTACTGGAGTTTCTTGGACTAGTCCATTTGAATCTACTCCTAGGATTATTTCTCCTATTTCAATTTCTCCTGCATTCTTATAGGTAATACCATTTGAGGTTTTTACAAATAAAGGCTGAGTTTCTGAGTAGTCTTTACCTCTGTAATTAAATCCAACTAGCTTTCCAGTTTTTTCTGTTACTGAAATAACTTCTGAATTTGTAAACTTAACTGTTGAATCTAATTGTCCAGATGTCTTATTTGCGGTTATAGATTCAAGATTAATATTAGAGCTATCAACTGTTACTACTTGATCCCCAACTTTAATATCTTTAGCCTTTACCCATCCAGTATTAGTGAAAATAACTGATTCTGGTGCTAAACATTTACCCTTAAATCCTGGTGGGGAAAAGAACCCTGGTGGGGCAAAGAACCCTGGTGGGGCAAAGAACCCTGGTGGGGCAAAGAACCCTGGTGGGGCAAAGAACCCTGGTGGGAAGAACGGTGGGAAGAACGGTGGGAAGAACGGTGCCTGAGTAGTAATAGTTGCTGTATTATCTGAGGCTGCTGACCGACCATTAGCATTATCTGCATAAACATTATAATACTGAGATGTATTAGCAGTATCTGCAATAGTTATTGTTAGGGCTGTTGTATTTCCACTTGTTCCATCATTACCTGCAACATAATAGTTGGTTATTGCAGATCCACCATTTGCTGGTTGTGTCCAAGTAATTGTGTTTTGGTTAACTCCTGCAGTTGCGCTTGGGCTTTGTGGAGCTTGAGGTACAGTTGTTGCAGTAATGCTATTTGAGGCAGCAGATGCTGCGCCAGTTCCTACTGCATTTGTTCCTGTTACTGTAAATGTATATGCTGTATTTGATTGTAAACCAACTACAGATATTGGAGAAGATGCTCCTGAAGCAGTAAATGATCCTGGGGAGGATGTTACTGTAAAGGATGTGGCAGCAGGTGAATTTTCTGGCAAAGAAAACGTTACGTCAGCCCGTCCATTATTATATGCACGATTTGCTGGTACGTTTGTTGCTGTTACTGACGTTGGTGCCATTGGCTCCAAAAAGTCATTTGATGCCTGTGCCTTTTTACCGAATTTCTTACCTACTGCCATTTTGAATCTCCTTTTTTACTATTTAAATTTGTGTTACGCCATCAAGTCGCCGTAGACAACCCATGTATTTGCTGCTCTCTTAAAGAGAGTACAAGATGACCAGGTTGTACGAAGTTTTAGGCCAGGTGTTGCGTTAACTGTAACTGTTCCTGATACTGGGGCAATTGTTACTTGTCCAGCTCCAGTCTGCAGAATATCAATAGATGTTCCGATTGGGAAATCTAGAGTTGCATCTGCTGGTATTGTTAAAGTTATAGGTGATCCTGATCCCATTTCGATCAAGTCATCTCTTTCAGTTAGTGATGAAAGTGTATATGATTCTGTCTTCCGAACGATTGGTGTTAAAGAATCTACCTTTAATCCAAGGCTAGTTGTTACTGATGCTGCAAAGTTTGCGTCATCTCCAAGTGCTGCAGCAAGTTCATCAAGTGTATTCATTGCTGCTGGTGCACCAGATATAAGTGCACTTACCTGTGATGTTGCGTCTGCAATTGCTTCAGACTTTGCTGTTGCGATTGCTGTGCTTGTTGCTGTTGATACTGGCTTATTAGCATCAGAAGTATTATCAACATTACCAAGTCCTAAAGTGGCTGGTGTTACCGCAGCAACCTCTGACTTAAGTGCTAGAAGTGCTGTATCTGCAATTCCATGAACATTTGTAGTATCTGATTCATGGGTTGAAAGAGCGGTAACCGCTGCTGTAATTTGTGTTTGAACTGATGATGTAACTCCATCTAGGTATCCAATTTCTGTTGAAGAAACTGTACCAATTGATGTTGTACTTGGAAGAGTTACTGTACCAGTAAATGTTGGTGATGCCAAATCTGATTTAGCTGCAAGAGATGCACCAAGTCCAGAAATTTTGTCTTGGTGAATTGCTGCAGTACCACTTACATGATCATTTGTAATTGCAAGATCTGCAATTTTTTCTGCAGTTACTGCATCAGCTGCAATTTTTTCTGCAGTTACTGCGCCAATTGAAATTTTTGCTGCAGTTATTGAATCGGTTGCTAAATCTGCTGTCTCTACAGAACCTGCAGGAAGTGTTACTGATCCTGTTGCTACTAAATTAGTTAAGCTGACATCTGTTGCTGTAAGGCCTCTAAGTTCAAGGTCGTCTAGGCTTCCCTGGGCAAAATTAATTGTAGGGCCTGGGGTATCAGTTACTCCTGTAAATAGTTTCCATTTATTAGCAGATGCATCTCTTACAAATCCTGTGTGATTAGCAACTCCATCATTGTGTTTAGCTACAAATCCTAGATCTAAAGCATTGCCTGCGTTGGTTGAACCCAATTGAATCATTGGGTCTTCTGTTGTAAAGGTAGCTGTGTCTAATGTTACAGTTGTTCCGTTAACAAAAAGGTTTCCAGCTAATGTTAAATTTTGTGCCTCTATGTTTTCACTTGTTGTAATATTTGTTGATAATCCTATTAGATTCAATTGTGATTTTGGCACTTGAGTGTTTGCATCAAGAGAGGCGACTCCGTTTGCTGCTCCACGATCCGCATTCTCTAAGTATGTACTGGCTGTTGAATTTGTAAGTCCAGTTACTGCTGAATCTACGTATGACTTAAGAGCAACAACGTTGCTGTCTACGTTAATTGTAATTGTGTTTGAGCCATCATTGTAGGTCTTTGTTAAACCTGCACCCATTGTAAGTGCTGTATTGATTGCGTCTTGTGAAATTTCTCCAATTTCAGGTGCATCGGCTGCTATGTAAGAAAGGGAATTCCATGCGGTGGATCCGTCTCCAACTTTGATTTTTCTAGTGTCTGTTTCAACGCCTAGTTCTCCTGCTGCAAGTATTGGATTTACTCCAGACCAGTCTGATGCTGATCCTCTTCGAACTTGAATTCTTACTGTTGACATTTTTTTCTCCCTTTGTTACTTTGTATTAGATTATTATACCATTTATTTATTTATACTAAAGTGCCTGAATCAAAAGTTAATTCGTATACTAAAGTACTTGGATATCCACCATTGGCATATTTATTTGCCGATGTTGAAACACCGTTACCTTGAACTGTATATACTGGTTGACCATTATAATCAATTGCAAGGCCTATATCCATGAAGCTTATATCTGGGGTTGATTCCCAGTCTACGTTTCCAGAATCAAAGACCATTCCATAAATTGGAGTTGATGGGCTTCCGCCATCAGCAAATTTAGTTGCTGTTGTAGATACCCCATTAGCTTGAATTGTATAGATTGGCTCACCATTGTAATCAATTGCAAGACCTACGTCCATTAAATTGATCATTGTGTTTTCGTCTGGAACTTCTGAATTTAAAGCTATTGGCATCCATTGGCCATTTAGCTGAATTTGTAATTTATTTGTTACGGTATCAAATCTTAAGGGAGTAGACCCTAATACAACATTAGACTCAAACGTAGCAGTCCCTGCGACATTTAGTCCATTCTTAACTTTAAAGTTCTTATTTACTGTTGCCATTTAAGTTCACATATCCCCTAAGTGTTTTGTTGGGGTTTTGGAAGGACCCCATACCTTTTATTTAATTATTTAAGAAGTGTTCCAGATACTTTAACTGTTGAGTTATCTACTGGAGTTACTCTTATTCTTACATTTGAACCTGATACATCTGCTGTAATGGTTCCTCTTGATCCATTAGTTCCGACAATTGCATATTCTGTAATTGCTACGTTATCTGATGCATCTAGTGTTATTAAAACTTCTGAAACTTCATTGTGTGTTGCGTTGTCAATCTTAACAAGAACTTTAGCTGAGCGATAATCTGACTTTGCCCACTCATAAGCTGTTCCAGCAACTGCTGCTGTCCCAGATGATGAAGCCGCAAATTGCTTAGCTTGATCATTTACGTTTAATGCTGTAAATGCTGTAGTTCCATTTTGCTGAGCTGTATTAGCAGCTGCTGCTGTTGCTTCTGCTGCTGCTTGAGCTGCGTTAGCCTTGGTTGTTGCGTCAGCTGCTGCTGTCGCTACTGATGCTGCATCGCCTGATACTCTAAGTGCTGCTTCTGCTGCTACCTTAGTTGTTGCATCTGAAGCGGCATCTGAAACTGCTGTAGAAATTGCTGAAGTAACATCTGCTGAATTAGCTTTTGTGGCTAATGCTGATGTAAGAGTTGTTGTGTAATTAGCGTCATCATTTATTGCTGCTGCCAATTCATTTAATGTATTAAGAAGAGCTGGTGCTCCATCTACCAATGAATCTACTGCAGTTGAAATTGCTGTGTTACGGTTTGAAACCTCTGTTGATATTGCAGATGAAAGAGCAGCTGCTGCTGTTGCTTCGGCTGCTGCTTGAGCGGCGTTGGCCTTTGTAGTAGCGTCTGCTGCTGCAGTGGCTACTGATGCTGCATCGCCAGATACTCTAAGTGCTGCTTCTGCTGCTACCTTAGTTGTTGCATCTGTTGCTGCTGCTGTAATTGCTGCAGACTGTGCTGCAGATGCCTTAGTTGTTGCATCTGATGATGCTGCAGAAATTGCTGCTGATTGAGCAGATGAAGCTGATCCATATGCATCAAATGTATTAGGCTTTACTGTAAGATTGCCTGCGCCATCGACTGCAAATGTTCCTGCGTCTACGGATTTTACAAGAGTGGCACCGCCAACAAGGTTGAGGATGTAAGCATTTCCGCCTGTTTCTGTAAGTATATTTTGACCATTGATTGTACCTGTAGCACCTTCAACTATAAGGCCCGATTTAATTCTAAAGTTTTTTGTTACTGTTGCCATTTATATGACTCCTCTTACTGCTTTTATTTATGCTTTAAGCGCTGATCTGACGTATCTTACTGAGATTGAACCAGAAACAGGGGTGACTCTTAAACTAATTATACCTGAGTTTTCTTCAAAGGTATAAGAAAATATACTATTGTTTGTGTTTGAAATTATGTTTGATTCTGAAACCATTATGTCTGTTCCATCGTGGGAAACAAGAATCTCTGATGTATACACATCGGATCCCCTTGTCACCTGAATGTTATACTTAGCAGTTCTCCATACGCTTTTTGCAAAAGAATCTAAGTTGGTAGCGTTTTCAATACCATAGACTGCAAGGTCATTGTTGCCTTCTAATCCAAGAAGCTCTATAACGTTGTCTGTGCTATTGTCTAAATTGATTAACGTAGTTTCAATATTTGAAACTTTGTATGACAGTGAGTTTGGATCTGTTGAACCATTTACACCGACTTTTGTTTCTAATGCCTCAATAGCATCATTTGCATTTATATGTTGCTGCGAATGAGATGGTGATGATAGCTCGTCGGAAGAATTAGGATTAACTAATTGATCTAAGCTAGTTGGATAATTGGTGGCCAATTGACTACCCCCTATATTTGATTGTGTTGCTTAGATAATTATACCTTATTATTTTCTATAAATAAGATTTTTTACCATTTTGATAAAGGACAGACTGCTGCTTCCATTGCTGTTTTCATTTTCATAATACAGCCACATTGTTTACATTGTGTGGTTAATGATATGAACTCAGGGCATCCCCTGCAAATATTTAGTCTTTGTTCTTTTTTTTCGTCAGTAGTCCATACGGTATTTGGATTTAGCATGTCCCATGGCTTTACGGTATTTGGGTCAACTAGGTTAGCTTTTATTGTTTGCCACCTTGAAGTCATAATTAATCCTTATTAAATGATGTGCCGTCCCATTTCCATCCAGATGCTGGGGTTGGAAGTTGTGATATTTCTATAGGCAAATCTGTAAAATTTATTATCTTAGGGTTACTTGATAGCCCTGATCTTAATATTTCTGTTTCAAGGTCCCCTGTTGGTATACTAAACCATCCAGCAAACTCATTATCAACGAGAACTAAAAATACTTCTCCATCAATATCTCTTTTTATAGACACGGTAAATCTCCTTTTTTAAAAATTATAGCATAATTTTTATGCTATGGCTATAGTAGAATTAACAATAAACCAAGGTTGTGGAGAGGTTCTAATATCATAAACTATTGACTCAAAGTTATCCGTCTCAATAGATTCTACTACGATATCTGAAACCACGCCATCCAAGCCTATACTTATAATGACATCCCCAATATTGATATCTCCAGCATTTCTGTATTCTATACCGCCCGAATTCTTAATAAATATAGGCTGAGTAATAGAATAGTTCTTCCCTATTTCATTAAATCCAATTAGCGTTGAAGTTTTTTCTGTTACAGAAATTACCTTAACGTTTTCAAATTGAATATTTTCTGATAAGCTTTGTGATGTTTTATCTTTTAGTACAGAATCAAAGCTTATGTCTGATTTACTAATAGATATTAGCTCGTCTCCAACTCGTATATCTTTTGCTTTAACAAAACCATTTTTAGATAGAGCCAAAGCATCTGGTGCTAAACATTTACCCTTAAATCCTGGTGGGAAGAACGGTGGGAAGAACGGTGGCGCAAATGTTGGTAGGGGTCCTTTGCCTCCAAAAGTTGGTGGAGAAAAAAACTCTGGTGGAGAAAAAAACTCTGGTGGGAAGAACGGTGGCGCAAATGTTGTTGCGGGATTTGTTGATTGACATTCTGGATAGCTTGTTCCAAATGTGCACTGGCGAGAGTAGCCGCTGCCAGAGCCAGAGTTATCAAAACCAGGATCGGTGTAACTACAATTACCTACGCCAGCTCCAGGACTAGATGTTGTGCATTTCCATGTGTTAGTTTGTACGGGAGCTGGGTTAGTTGATTGACATTCTGGATAGCTTGTTCCAAGTGTGCACTGGCGAGTATAACCGCTGCCAGAGCCAGAGTTATCAAAACCAGGATCGGTGTAACTACAATTACCTACGCCAGCTCCAGGACTAGATGTTGTGCATTTCCATGTGTTAGCTGGTGGAGGATTAGTTGATTGACATGCTGGATAAGCTGTTCCAAATGTACACTGGCGAGAGAAGCCACTGCCAGAGCCAGAGTTATCAAAACCAGGTTTTGTATAATCACAATTACCCACGCCTCCACCATTAATAGAAGTTGTGCAGTACCAGTCATTTGGTGCTGGTGGATATGTTATAGTTAAAGCTGGAGAAGAAAGCCAAGCGGTTTCTGAAAATCTTGGAGATGTTCCAATAATTAATACTACAAAAGACCCGAATGTATCTGGAGACGCACCAGGTCGATCTATGTCTAAGAAATTAGTACTAGGACTTGAGGATGCAGAGGTTGCATATACCGAACCATCATTGTACACTGTCCAACTAGTTACAGTTATGTTATTAGCAGACCAAACCATCTTGCCTCCGTAACTATAAGAAAGCATTCCTGCTGCAACAGAAGGTTTATTTGGTTTCAAATCCGTAACCGATGCATTTTTACCGTATCCGCTTAATGACGTTCCAGAAACGTTTGATGTATTCATTGGGTTAATTAATATTCCTAAAGTTCCCGAAGCAGAGCCTGTGTCAATTGTAAACTTACATGTAGTTCCTGATGTAGAATAAACTCCCTTTGCAGAATCTGTATTGTTTACCATACTTGTAACTTCTGTAAGTGCTACTTCTGGTCCTTGGTATTGTATATAGTAATCATTAGCACCCCTTACCTTTTCCCATGTAAATTCTACTACACCATTTGATACAACATTAACAGTTATATCTCCTAGGTTGGCGGGAGCAATTACTGGGCTTGATAGAGTGTATATATCTCCTGAATTTTTGCCATCTGCATTAGTAGCCGAAACTTTACATCTAACAGCGTAACCAACATATTTTAATGTTTGTTGTGAATCCCATTCATCTTCAGTTAATGCCAAAGAACTTGATGTTTTATCAAGTATGTTAGACCAATTTGATGTAGGATATGGAGCTTTTTGCCATTGATATTCAAATGTTGTTGGCGAATTTTCCCAAGTGCCATTTGTTGTTAAAACTGTTTGTTCTGCAGCATAAAGAAATGATGAGCCTTGTAAAGAAAGGGTTGGTAAAACTGTATTAACTGGAACTATTCCTAGTAAGTTTTTCCACTCAGACCCATTCCATACATAGGCTGCTTTAGAATCATTCCAAGATGTTCCATCGTGGACTTGAATCTTTTTTAAAGGATTCCAACTGGAACCATCAAAAATGTTTAGCGGCATTTCAGGCTCCCTAGTATTGTATGTAAATATCTCCAGCAGAATTACCGCTTGCAGGTGGTGTTAAGTTTGTACTATATGTAATTTTATTTATGTTAGAAGAAGAAGTTCCGTTAGTATATGTTCCGTTAATATTAGCAGATGCAGCAGTGGCAGCCGCTGTAATTGCTGATGTAATAGATGTTGGAATTACAGATTCTAATATTTTGCTATTAGAGTCTAGTCCAGCTATTCCATTCTCAGAATTTCGATCTGAATCAAGTACATAACTATCAAGAGAGTTTTCTAATCCATTTTTTGCTGTATCAGTGTATGATTTTGCTTCTGCTAAAGCAGCTGCAAGATTAGCAGAGGTTGCATAACCAGGAATTATTGGAGTTCCTGTAAATGTCGGAGATGAAATTGGTGCATATGTAGTTGCTGCCAAATCAGAAGACAATTTTGTTCCAATTAAAGTTGTTAATGTTGATGCACCAGTTTGATCTGATGCAATATAATCTGCAATTTCTTTAAGTGTGTCAAATGAGGCTGGTGCTGCGTCTACAACATTTGCTATTGCTGCAGAAATATCTGATGTCCTTGCTATAGAAGATGGAATCAATGATAATGGTATTAAAGCAGAAGCATCTAGCCCCGCTACTCCATTTAACATATTCCTATCTGACATTGGAATATATGCGCTAGAAATTTCTGTTCTTAAATCATCTACAGCTGAAAGAGCAGCATTTAAAGAAGCGGTACGTGCAGCATTTGTTGCCGTAACGGCTCTTGCATTTGTAAAATATAAATTTGTGCCTTCTGGTAATTGGGTTGTTGATGTAATTGGTGACGGAACTTCAAAATTAGCTAATGAAGAATCAACATAGCTTCTAGTGTCAGTAATTAATGGGTCTACTATTGCGGATACCCTATTTGTTGTGAAATATAAGTTTGTTCCTTCTTCTATGTCTGAAGTAGTAATAAGATTAATTGCGGTGTTAATTTTTTGATCTGTAATTTCTCCCGCTGCAGTTACTGCGCTTGCAGATTTTGTTGTTGCATCTGCCGCTGCGGTAGTAATTGCTTCTTGGAATTTTGATGCTGTATGTGAATTGGCTGAATTTAAAGCTTGTGCTGAAGATCCATAAACATCAAAATATCCGTCTCCTGCAGTCCTTGCTCTTGCATTAGTAAAAAATAAATTTGTTCCTTCTAGAAGACTTGATGTTGTAAATGGACCAGAATTATTTATAGCGTTTTGAATTGCAGTAGCAGCCTCTGTATCTAACGAAATTTGATCTGGTAATTGTGACAAAGGTATCTTGCCGTCAGAATTCAGGGTAGCAATTCCATTTGCTTGTCCTGGCTTGAATGCATAGTTTGTAAGTAGATTCCATCTTTGGAATCCGTTTCCAATTTTAAATTTAAGTGTATCGGTTTCTATTCCAATTTCACCATTTAAAAGAAGTGGATTGTTTGTTGTCCAATTTGCTGCAGTGTCTCTTCTTAATTGAATTTTAAATGCCATTATGAATTACCTCCATCGAGTGATGGTGCAGCGAAATCGTCAGACCCGCCACCCCCTAAAATCTCTTCTTCTGTTATTGCTGTTCCATCAAATAGTCCTGCGTCGAACAATGTCTCATCTACATATGATGGTTGATTTAAATTACTTAATGGGTTTCCTCCATCATATCCTACAATTTGTGGTAAAACTATTCCTGGTGTATTTGGATTAGATAATGATTTAAAGTCAACTTGGTTTTGAATATCAATTGTGTGTACGTCTCCATCAAATGTGTGCGTATGCATATAAAATGGAGTAGGGTCTGTACTTGGTGGAGTTAACTCTATCCACATTGTTCCATTATGAACACGTAAATTTTTAGTTACGGTATTGATGTATATTTCACCTACTTGTCCAAATACTGGGTCTGTTGACAAAGCTAACAGTTTAAGTGGTACTAGCATTTGTCTTGACATTATTAGCCTACTACAACTACTCTGTATTCTCCAGCAGTTGGTGCTAAAGCAAAGTTAACGACTACAGCATTTGCATTTGATCTCTGAACATCTGCTTCTACCTGAGCAAAGGGAGTGGCAGCCTCAAATATTTGAACAGTTACATCTGTTGTTCCAAGATTGTGTGTTATGGTGTAAGAGGTTGCTGATGCGCCTAATGTTTCTGAATATTTTCTAGCAATTGCATGATATGCGGTTCCATTATTTGTTAATGTCCATGTATCAGATGTTTCATTCCATAGAATTTCTGTATCTGTTGAAGTTCCACGCTCTACAACAATTCCTGCATCTGTTGTGGGTGTTCCAGTAAATCCGCTATTAAGCTTTACCTTATTGTCTTCAATATTAATCTGTGTGGTATTTACAGAGTTAACAGTTCCAATAACATTTAAGTTTCCGCCAACTTGTAAGTTACCAGTTATTTCTACATTGTCTGGCAAACCAATTGTTACTGCGGCATTGTGTCCACTATTTGGAGAAACTGTAACTTCATTTGCTGTTCCAACAATAGTTGCTACATAGTCACCTGTTGTTTGCGTATCTAATGGTATAACTAAATTTGTATCGCTTGCTGATGTTAAACGACCCTGTTGGTCTACTGTAAATGTTGGTACTTTTGTAATTGATCCGTATGTGCCTGCTGTTACTGCGGTATTATCTAAATCTATTGTTGTTACATTCGTTGCGTCGTCAAATGTTTTTGTTAAGCCAACTCCGCCTTCTACGTAAGACCCAATTGCGTCTGTAATTACTTCTAGAGAGCCAGAAGTAGAAATCCACTCTGTACCATTCCAGAAATACAGAATATTGTTGCCAGTGTTATAGTAAATCTGACCTGATACTGGGCTACTTGGTGCTGCGCCTAAGTTTTGAATTCTAGCATTGAGCAACTCATTTTTGTTGAGGTCAATACTAACTAAAAATTTTCTTGCCATTTTTCTATCTCCTTTTTAGGACAGATATGCTGTCCCTGAAAATGGCTGGGCCATTGTCAATGTTAGTCTACTAGTACTATTATAGTCTATACCTGTTTCCAGTATATCACCTGAGCTTGATTTAACAGATACGTTTGGATGAAAAAGTAAATTGTGGTTTATTACTACTGAATACAGTCCATTTACTGGACCAGTGATCTGACTCATTTCCCAAGAATACATAAAGGATACCTGTTTATCTAAAACAAAGCTCTTCTCTACGCTCCAAGTATTTGAGGTTGGGGATTTTGGCCCCCAAAATCTTGTTGTTAAGGTATCAAAATAAAAATCTCCAGGGACGCCTAGAGAATTTGCTGGATTTCCCTCTCCGCTAATAATTGTTCTTCCAGGGGAACCTGAAGCTCTTACTACTACTAATGGATTATTTTCGGTGACAATTAGGCGGGTTGCCATTATAGGGTTACCGCCCTATTTAATGTTAAATATCCTTCTAGCAATCTTGTTACATTTACACTAGGGTCAACTAAAACTAAATCATAAGCAGATTTTGGATAAAAAAGCTTTTTTGTTCTATCTGCTGAAATAGAAACTGAAAGTTTTCCAAGTGAAGGTGTTATTGTTATTCCATCTATTTCTGAAAGGCTAAAGGCTAATTTTTTTCCACCTTGAGTATCTCTTACTTGCATTTTTGCTGTGTGGTGATTTAATTGTATAGGTTGATTGTCTTCATCGAGATATTGCAACTCAAAAGTAAACGTTGCATTCTCGTCTACTTGAAAATTTTTTTGAGCTGCCATTTTTTACCCCTAAAAAAGAAAATACCCTTACACTATTTTAGCATAAGGGCATTCCCAATTGACTAATAATTATTTAGCCACAAATCCGAATTCTTTGTTGCTTGGGCTTAAGGCCTTTAAAATTACTGGGGCAACTGCTGCTACTCCAGCTGCAATTAAATCCTTTGGATTTGTATTGCCAGTCATATATAGAGCCGTGGCTGCTGCCAGAAATGCTCTTCCGTATGTTCCAATTGCTGCTAGTATCTGCTCTTGCATGGTTACTTTCCCATCTTTATTTAAATCAGCTTTATCAAAGTTTTTGATAGCCATTTTTTATCATCTCCTCGTGGGCGGGGTGCCCATGAATTTTGGGTGTTATCCCAATCCTATAAGTCTACCACTAAGATGAAATATCTACAAGTTCGCAATTTCCGTCTGAGCTGCAAGCCAGGGTTGCATTTGTTGAAGTTCCGTCTTCTGTCTCATAAAATGATAGATCTTCCCAGCGAATATTAATAGGCATTTTTGCTACTA